GCTCCCTGGTGCCGCCCCGAGCCTCCCGGGCTCCCTGGTGCCGCCCCGAGCCTCCCGGGCTCCCTGGTGCCGCCCCGAGCCTCCCGGGCTCCCTGGTGCCGCCGCCCCGAGCCTCCCGGGCTCCCTGGTGCCGCCTCCACGAACCCCGCCAATCGCCCACTTTCCACAGATTTTTGTTTATATATTGTTGATATATAAGGCTTTTTTAAACCTAGGAATAAAAAGGCTTCATCCTATTCACCAACTATTCACTTCTCAACTCTTTGTTTTTATTAATGTAATGAATAGAATGAATAGAATGAATATTTGAAAGAAGGTAATGTGGCTACAATATACTTTCTATATACGCCTTAATTTAAACATATTTGTTATAATTCGTATATATTGATGTGTTTTATTACTTTATATTACGATTTTTATATAGCAACTTCGCGCAAACCTTCACGCTATTCATTTTTTTACAACCCTTTGGGAAATAACGAGTTTTCGGTGAACCACTAGGGTTCACTCACTATTCACAACTATTCACTTCTGGCGGCTTTTTACGGATTCTGCCATAAAAAAACCTACTTTAGATTTCAAAGCTCCTACAAATCTTATAATATACGATCTACAATTGCCCAAAATTTAGGCAGTTTTTGTAGCCGTCTCAACTACATTTTTCGCCACATTTCCACCACATTCCCCTATTACTTTATATAAAACCGCGCGCCCTCTTGACAATATTTGTACTTCGTATAAGGTCGTGTAGTCGCAACGGAGGAATCCATATATCATCTGCCACTATTTCCCCGGCATGGTGGTGGAAGCGATCCGCGAGGCCCGCATCACGCTATGCGCCGTTCCCCGGCTCCGTTGTTCGTGATCGCAGCCCGTGAGGCCTTGGGAAAGCCTCACGACCGGCGACCACCGCCTGAACGGAGAAACCACGATGGAACACAATATCAAAGGCAAGCACATCATTGGCAACGCGCAGGTGTCCGGCGACGCGCAGGTGTCCGGCCACGCGCAGGTGTCCGGCAACGCGCGGGTGTCCGACGACGCGCAGGTGTCCGGCCACGCGCAGGTGTTCGGCAACGCGCGGGTGTCCGACGACGCGCAGGTGTCCGGCGCCGCGTTGGTGTTCGGCAACGCGCGGGTGTCCGGCGACGCGCAGGTGTCCGGCAACGCGCAGGTGTTCGACGCCGCGCGGGTGTCCGGCAACGCGCGGGTGTCCGACGACGCGCGGGTGTCCGGCGACGCGTGGGTGTCCGGCAACGCGCGGGTGTCCGGCAACGCGCGGGTGTCCGACGACGCGCGGGTGTCCGGCTACGCGCAGGTGTCCGGCCACGCGCAGGTGTCCGGCAACGCGCGGGTGTCCGGCAACGCGCGGGTGTCCGGCCACGCGCAGGTGTCCGGCAACGCGTGGGTGTCCGGCAACGCGCGGGTGTCCAACGACGCGCGGGTGTCCGGCAACGCGTGGGTGTCCGGCAACGCGGTGGTAAAAAACAACGCAAGAATTTATGGAATCATGCGATCGGACGGCTACTGCTTCACGTATCTGCCGTGCACCGACTCGCAATGGCGTGTGATTGCCGGCTGCCGCTATTTCACGATGGCGGAAGCCCGCGCCCACTGGCAGGCGACGCGCGGCGGGACGCCGCTCGGCGACGAGACCATGAAGATCCTCGACTGCTTGGAAATCCTGAAAACCGTCAAACCAGATGGAGTCTGACAATGGAAATCGCCCAATTCCTTACCGGCTGGGCTGACAGCCACGTGAGCTGGCCGTTCCTCGGCTTGTGCCTGTTCGTGTGGTGTTGTGCGCCAAGGTCTATCGGTTGAAAGGAACTTCAAAATGTTCACCCTTCAAATATGGCGAAACCGCCAGCTGTTCGCCTCCTTCGAATTCTGCGACCTGAGCGAGATCAGCTGTCCGAAGCTGTGCGAGGCGATAGCCGTCTGCCTCCATCAGTTCGCCCCCCTCCGCGGCGCCGCCGTGGTGGTCGACCCCTTTGGAATCTCGACAGTGATAGGGAGAACGTGACATGAAGCTTTTCGAGACTGAATTAACGGCGCGCGACTTGATGGCCGAATTCAGAATATCGGCAGATGGCGATTGGTGGGGCAACACGATGGGGTGGTGGTTCGCGGTCGCGGGAGAAATGTGGGAACGTGGTTTGCCCATTCCCGACAGCTGGCAATATCGCCCGTCACCGTTCGGCGGCAGGGACCCCGATGCTTACGAAACCGAGCCGTGCGAGCGAGCCACCGACCACGCCCTGATCCTGTTCGGCCGCGCCCTGCACCGCTATGCCGGCATCCTCAAGAAAGCCGGGCAGGACTACTGATTAAACGTGATATAGAGGGAGAACCTGAAATGAACGGATTTCGTTTCTACGCCGACCTGCCTGGTACTTGGCGGCAACCGGAGCAACACGACAACCGATTCGTCGACGACATACCGGTGTTGTCGCTACGCACGACGATCAAGCAGCTGCGTGCCTACGCCGATGATGGCGGGTTGCTCAACGTGATTGCGCTCCTGCTTGGCAATGAGCACCGCTGCCACAACGGCGAACAAGAGGCGCTTGTTGCCACGTTCGGCCACGCCGATTCCGACGTTTCGTTGGGCGCCGTTCCGCGTGACTACCTACATAAATGCCGACGCATTCCGGAGGAACTTGCCCGCAAGCTCCATCCGCGCCTGTTCGTTCGCTTAAACCAGGAATGATGGATTGCAGCCCCTAAATGATCGCAGCCGATGCCGGTTGCGGCCGGCATCAACGGCGATCCTGCCGGCAAAGGAGAAATCGAATGGAAATCCTCAAAGGCCACATATCCCCCGAAACCGCGTACCTCGTTGACGATTACCCCTACGGATTCCGCCTGCGCGACACTTACCGCGAAGGCGTGCCCGAGGCCGGCCGACCGATCGTCGACCAATGGGTGGCTGCGAAACTCGCCTACGATCGCGCCCGCCAGCCGGGTGACCCCTTGGAGGTTGGCCTCGTGGAAGCCCACAACTTTACGGCCTCGTCGACGGAATTCACGCCGTCAGAATAACCCCGCCTTGGCGGCTGCCCACGCGGCCCCGACAGCGCCCGCACCCATCAGGACCGCGGGCGCTTTTTCCATGATGACGGCGCCAAGCTTGCCGGCTCCCACCAGCTGATCGCGCTCCCGCTGCAGCCCGTTCACCGCCACTTCCACCTTGGAAAGCGCCACCTCGATCTTGGCAATGCTCCCCTGCAGCATCGTCAACGCGGCCGGATTTTTCGCAGTCTCTATTAAAAGCGAGCCCACTTCCGCCTTGATGCCCATTCGTTCCCGCTGGGCTTCCTTGACGTCGTCGCGGATGATGCCGACGACCAGCTCCAGCGACGCGATGGCCACCCGTATGTCGCCGGTAAGCTTGGCCAGCTCGTCGACCGCGTCCAGGCGCTTGGCAAGCGCGAGCGCCGCCAGCTTGTCGGTGTCGTTGTTGGGGGTTCTAATCACGAGGCCTCGCAGGACGAAACAGGCGGTTCTCGGCGTTCTGCCGCGGCGTCACCCACCGCAAGTTTGCCTGAATGCAGTTGAACGTGTCGCGGTCGATATGGTCGACGATCGTGTGCCGGCGCGACGGGGGCCGCAGCTCTGCCAGGCGGACCACTTCAAGGTGCAGGTAAACGGTGTAGACGCCGGTCCCCCCGTTGTGGGGGCCGTTCCCAGCCGCTCGCCGGAAGTACCCGGCCGTGTATAAGTCGGGGCGAATGTTCCATTTGTGGCGAGCCAGGAGCGGAAAATAAATCGCGTCCACGATCGCAAAGCGTTCGCCGTCGGGGTCGTACACCCTGCAGGTCTGTGGAAATTCGCCCCACGTGTTGGGATTCCAGAAATCCATATTTACCCGCGCGCCCGCCATTCGGTGGTTTCTTCCCACTTCCATTTTCCGTACCGCTTTTCCCACCCCGCGCGCATTTCCCCCAGCGGTGGCAGGCGCCAATGGTTTCCGTCGTTTTTATGTATTTTTATTCCGCCCCACTCCTTCAGGAACCTTGACAGGGCGATCTGCGAGAAGTCCCGCAGGCCCGAATGGTGCTGGCGGACGCAATTCCACAACCATTCCATCCGGCTGGAATCGCCCGCGACCCCCGGCAACTCGCCCTCTTGCAAGATACCTTCCAGCCACGCGTGCAACGGGTCGAGGCTTCTGAGTTTTTGCTCCCGCAAGGCTTCCGTCTGCAGGATCTCCCGTGGGTGCCACCCGTCCAGCTCCATCCGGTTTAAATCGTACAGCATGGCCGCGAGGCCGCCGTTTTTCATCTCGTGGGATATCGGGTCGAACCACGATTTATTTTGCATATATTTTTCGCTTATATCGAACACCGCGTACCGTCTTGCCGAATGCGAGGCCGGCACCACCCACTTGGCGTTCGCGGTCATCATCACGTGCAGCCGGTTTGGCCAGTTGACCACATCGTGGCCCTTTTGCTCGATCGGGATGGTAGGCTCCGTGATCAGCCCCTTGAGCACCGATTCGCCCTGCTTGTCGCCGGCCCAGAAGGCCTCGTCGGCGTAGAGCAACAGGCACGACCGCATGTGGGCGTTGAAATTCCCTATTAAATGCCGCCTATTATAGACCTGCAGCCCGTGCGGCCCGAACATCGCCCGCAAGGCGCGGCAGAACATCCCCTTGCCGGTGCCTTCGTCACCGCGCAGCACGAGCGCGACGCCGGCCGGCTCTCCAGGGTTCTGCACCGCCCAGGCGGCCCACCGGACGATGTATTCAAGCGACGCGCGGTCGCCGGACGCCACCACCTCGGCAAGGTGGCGCTTCATCGCACGCCATTCTCCCGGCTTTGATTCGACGCCCCAGCCGCGCCAGAGGTTCACGACGTCGCCCGGCAGGATCGCGGGGGCGGCCGGCCGCAAGTCCAGGCCCGCGAATGTGCGCCGCTGCGGCCACTTGAGCCACTCGGCGCCGAGCGGCTTCCACTTTCCCTGCTGGAATACGTATTCGTGGGAGTGCAGCTCTGCGAAGCTCTTGAAGCTCTCGAGCGACGGTACCGCGGTGCCGGGGTCGACGGTCGAGGGGATCCAGTTCAGCACCAGCGTCTTGCCCCCCACATGCCCGACGACCGCGCACCCTTCATTTAACCGGATTAACGGGACGTCGGCCGGATTGACCGGTGGCACTGCCGTCATGGCGGGCGGGAGCTGGTGGCCGTTAACTATTCCGTTTCCGCCGATCACCCCGTTGTTCACCGTTTGATCAGGGGGCGACACCGGCGTCTCCCCCCCGCTACCACCTTGTTCCTGATTCGCCCCAACAGGCGCCCCGGCCCCCGGATCCCCGCTTGTCAGGCGGGCGAGCAATGGCTCCGGGGGCCGCGCGGCGTATTCGCTCTTTCCTTCTGGGATTCGCGATATATGAGCATCACCCCCTTTCGGCTGGCCCCACCCCCTGATTCTGGCCTCGTGGAACAGCGAGCCGATCGTTACGCCGGCTCGCCTGAAGGATTTCCACCTGGTTTCAAGATCGTGGATTCCCACGAATTTGTGCCGGGCAGTTTCGGACCATTCCAGCCATAGGTCGAACCCGATATCACCCTCGTTCCCCTCCCATCCGAGGCTGTGCAGGGCCATTCCGACCCGCAGCCACGTGTCGCGCTCGCAGTCGGCCGGGATCGCGGCGAGCGCCGAGCGGATTTCCGCTTCCTGCCAGCCATCCCACGGGGTTTTTATATTGTTGGTAAGGACTTGTGCCCTGCCACTAAGGTGCGCCGGGGTTTTCCCTAGTTCGCTTATTAATCCTTTTTTATTATCGCCTTCCCCGAATTCATTACACCAATCTTCGAACCACGCCGGCAGATTGCTTAAAGGATTGCCGTTAAGCCATTGATAGCGGACTCCCGACGGGTGCAGGCTTGGAGGTAGGATTACGTAACCCCCTGAACCCCTTACCAGCAATCCCTGCACTTTTTTAGTCGTATTATATTCACCTTTAAAGTAAAGGTGGAACCCGCGCCCCGTCCGGACGACCGCAGTTGCGGCGAGCTTCCCGCGCTGCGCTGCGATTGCTTTGAGGCCGGCGGCTTCCGCCTCCCCGTCGACATCGATCACTACCAGCCCGCCGCCCGTGGCGAGCCCGATGTTGGCATCGGGCCATCGGGTCCACCAGGCTGCCACCTGATTCGGATCGGCGGTGGCGTGCTTCTGCCACGCCTTGATTCGCGGGTGCTTGCCGGGCGTGCCGCAGTTTCTGCCGCAGCTGCAGGCACCGCCGACGCTGACGTGGACCGGGAACACCCGCCAGCCGCGCCCGGCGTATTGTAGGGCGTGATCGAGCACGGCCCTATCTCTTGCGCAATCCGGACGTGCGTGCTATTGGTCGCGCGACCATTTTGGTCACCTCCTTTGACAGGCTTGGTTTCCCTTGAAGGCCGCCCACCAGCGGCCTTTCTCTTTTAGCCTGCGCTCGCCGACACCCTTTCGTCAAGTATGCAGTTTTGTCGACACACGGGGTTACCGCGTAATAATTTTCTTGACTACCCCAGACTACATTTGCTAGTTATTAAGCATGACCCCGGTCAACGAACGCATTCAAGAAATCGCCAAGCGGCTTTCTGCGGAACTGTCTGTTCTCGGTCGGGAGGCGGACAATAATAATTCGGCAGTTATTAGACTTATAGACGATTTGATCAACGCCAGAATAGAACAAGCGTTTGATTGTTTCGGCAAGCTTTTGGCGGATAAAATAGTAAAACGACTTTCTGACGAGAAAAGGCCGGTTCCATGACCGAGCACGACAAGGCAAAGGCGTGGCGCGAAGCGCGCGGGCTCTCGATCGAGCAGCTGTCGAATTTATCCGGCTACGCCAAGCAGACGCTCTACTGGATGGAGCGCGGCGAGGCGCCGCCGCACGCGCGCGGGAAGAAACCGCAGCCGGTCAGCGAATTCGTGTGGCAGCGGTACCGCAACGTCTGTGCCGGCGTGGACGCGCAGTTGAGGGCCAAGCGGAATTTCAATTGGGGAATATGACATGAGCCGCAAGCGCAAACTCACCGACGAAGAATTACGAGCGGCCGACGACATACAGGCCGAAATCGAGAGGGCCTACCGGGAGAGTCGGCAAGACGAGTGCATCACCCGGGGAGAAATTGTTGAAGTTCTTCGGCGCATTGCCACAGAGCTTCCCGCCAGCGGCCATCTGCTCCGGAGGCTGGCGGGCGAATTGGAGTGATCCGAATGTTGAACGCTATAGCGATTATTTCTTTTACACTTTTTATTATCTGCCTGTTCATGTGGGCAAACGCTCCCACGTGCGAGCCCGGTTATGTGCCGACTCTCACCAGCCCGACCGTGTGGGCTTGCGTGCAAGGATATCCCGTGGAACGCGGATTGATTCATTAGGAGGACGACATGAGAGTCAAGGCGGAACTGGACAGTTACGAGAACGTCAATTTCATCATCACGATCAACGCCAAGGTTTCCGACTGGCGGTCGACGATCGAGCAAATCGACGAGTTGTGCAAGGCGGCGCGACGCGATGGTGTGGACTGGCCGCTGAGCGCACTCCACGCCTGCATTCACCGGATGCTGTTCGATCTCGACAAGACGCACGCCGACGTGCTGGAAAGGCCGGAAAAATGATCCGCATCGGCCCCCTGGAGATCGACCGCAAGAATTTCACGGTCCGCCGCGGTAATACCGTCCTGGTGTTCGCCCCGAACGGCGGCCGGCCGCCCAAGCGCCCGCGGCGCCGGGTTTTTGTCGACGGCGAATACGTGGAAATCCCGAAATTATCTTGTTGGGTCCGAACGGGCGCCGAGTCACTTGTCAGCTTCCGGCTTCTCTGCCACCTCCTGCTGGCCGGCCCGCGGACGTGTGAGGAACTGTTCGAGTTGATCTATGCGGATTGCGAGTCGGGCGGGCCGCTTGCCGGCTCGCACGTGATTCACATCTTCATGCACCGCCTCAAGTCTGCCTGTCGCGAGCTGTCGCTGGAATTGCAGAAAAGCCGGCGGGCCGGCCGTCACGCCTATGCGATCGTGCCGCGCGAGATCGACGCGGTCCCCGATGCCCGCCGCTTGCGCCTGTCGCGCTACGGGATCGTGGTGGAGATGACGGCATGAACGAGTGGCAAGCGTTCATGCGCTATTGGTCGCGGATGACACGCCGGTCGCAAGATCGGATGCGCCAGCAGTTGTTAAACAACCTCTATGACTACAACCCCGGCGAAATTGACCGCTGGGCCGATGACGGCGGCGTGGAGGTACAAATAAATGTCAACTACAATCAAACTTGAACTGACTTCGCGCGGTTTTACGCGGGGTGAATTTATAGATAGTTTCGGAGAAAAGTGCAGCATCCAAAAATCGTCCCTCGCTACGGAAGATTGCATTTGGCTCGGCTGCGATGAGGGACCGAATCGAATGCATCTGACTCGCGATATGGCTGCGAATCTCGTGGTGCATATTCAGAGGTTTGTCGAAACCGGCAATCTATAATGTCGACGGTTACCAGTAAAACCCAGCGTTTTCGCAATGCCGCCTATATCAGCCAGGGCGGAAAGTGCTATTGGTGCGGCGCCCAGATGATTATCAAGACAAAGAAAAACGCCTCGCAGGTGTGGAACGATCCGCGCGTCTGCACGGCCGATCATCTGGAGTGGCAGGCCGTCGGCGGAAAAACGACACGCGATAATATCGTGGCGGCTTGTCGGGATTGCAATAACAAGCGGCACCCTCCTAAAAAGCTTTGGAACGGCGCCGTTCGCTATACCGTCAATGGTGATCCGATCGTACCGGTTTGTTATATTCCGAGGTACAGTAAATGACTGCTATAATCATCACCGATATAATCTTCTATCTGGTTGTAGGTTTTTACTGCGGGTTTCTGGCCTATAAGGCGGATCGCAAGTGCGGATCGATGACGCTAATGCCTATTTTAGCGATTATTGCGTGGCCGCTTATTTTGCTGGTCCTCGGCCTCATGGAGTTGCAGGAGCTAGGCGAATGAAAATAGTCGTCGCCGATTGGGAAACCTATTTCGACAATTCCTACACGCTCAGCAAGCTGACGACCGAGCAGTACGTGCGGTCCGACGGCACCAACGTCCGGCTGCCTGACGGCACGTTCGCGCCCGCGTTCGAGCCCCACGGGTGCGCCATCAAGTGGACGCCCGACGTGCCGGCTGTCTGGTACTGCCGTCCTGACATCGATCGCATCATGGAGTCGCACAACTGGTCCGACACGATGCTGATTCATCACCACGCTCAGTTCGACTCGCTGATCGAGGCGTACTGGTACGGGGTGAGCCCGAAGGCGATCGGTTGCACCTTGTCGATGGCTCGCTTGCTCCTGGGGAACCACGTGTCTGTTTCCCTCGACTCGGTGCGCAAGCGTTTCGGGATTCCCCCCAAGACGACCCCCTACAACCTGTTCCGCGGGAAGCATTGGGAGCAGCTCACCCGGTGGGAGCAGGATCAGGTCGCCGGCGGTGCGTGCGACGAGGTGGAGTCGATCTGGAAGATTTTCCAGATCCTGGCCAAGGATTTTCCCACGGAGGAATACCAGGTTGTCGATACCATCATCCGCATGTTCACCGAGCCGGTGTTGCGGGCCGATTTGAATCTGTTGCGAGAGATTTGGAAGGATGAGGCGATCGCCAAGGAGGGCCGCCTCGAGATTCTCTCCCGAGAATTCGCCCGGCCGATCGGAAAGGAGCAGCTGCAGTCGGCCGAGCAGTTCGCTACCCTTTTGCGCGAATGCGGGGTGGAGCCCGGCACCAAGCCGTCGCCGACCGGTAACGGCGATATTTATGCGTTCGCCCGCACCGACCAGTTCATGCGCGACCTGCAGGACGACGAGGACGACGTCATCCGGATGCTGGCCGAGGCCCGGATCGGGCAGAAATCGACGCTTCTGCAGACGCGCGCCGAGACCTATGCCGGGATGGAGCGGCGGGGATCGCTGGCGGTCTATCTCAGCTATTCGGGCGCCAGCACGTTGCGGGTCAGCGGCGGCGACCGCGGCAATTTCCTGAATTTGAAGCGCGCCTCCAAGATCCGGAAGTCCATCAAGGCGCCCGAGGGGTGGATGCTGTGTCCGGTCGACTCGTCGCAGATCGAGTGCCGGGTGCTGCACTACCTGGCCGGCGGCCCTGACGAGCCGGTGGTGCAGAAATTCGCCCGCGGCGAGGACTGCTACGTCGACATCGCGTCGCAGTTCTACGGCGAGCGCATCTACAAACCCAAGCCGGACGATCCCAGGCGCGAGGAAATGGAAGCCAAGCGCGGGATGGGCAAGCAGAGTCGATTGATGTGCGGCTATGGGGCCGCGGCCGACCAGTTCAAGCGGACCGCCAAGAACGGTTTGTACGGACCGTCAATCGACATCTCGCTGGAAGATGCCGGCCGGTTCGTGGCGCTCTACCGGTCCGAGAACCCGTCGGTGTGCGCGCGCAATACCGGCTATTGGGCCCAATCCGAGCGCATGATTGCCCGGCTGGCCGGCGGGCCGCCGGTCGATTGGGGGCCGCTGCACGTGCGCGATCACCGGATTTTCCTGCCCAACGGCTGCCCCTTGATCTACGACACCCTGGAATTCCACCGGCCTTCCGCCGACGAGGATTGCCGGCCGTTCGAGCGCGACGGCTACTGGCGCCTGCGGACCCGCGACGGGTGGAAGAAAATATGGGGATCCAAACTAACCCAGAACATTTGCGAGGCGGTTTCCCGCGTCATCATCAGCCAGGCGATGATCCGGATTGTCCGGCTGGGATACCGCGTGCTCAACTGGCCCTATGACGAGCTGCTGGTGCTGATTCCGCGCGACCGCGCCGACGAGCATGCGCGCACGATGCTCGCCGAGATGCGGGCGCCGGTGCCGTGGCTGCCCGGCCTGCCGCTGGACGCCGAGGCGCATGTGGGGGAGCGGTACGAGAAATAAATTGGTTGACTACATTTGATTTTTAGAGCAGGTTGATTCGCATGCGCTGGTTCGAGAAATTGGCTGCATCCCGCCCGCCCGATTTCATCATAGGCGGCGCCGATCATCCGTATTTGAAGCGGTGGTGGGTAATTCCGCGAAACCGGTTTTTTAACATCTATTTGCACCAGTTCCTTCGCGACGATGACGATTGCGCGCTGCACGACCATCCTTGGATTAATTTTTCCTACATGCTGAAAGGCAGTTACACGGAGCATTCGATTGCAGCCGGCGGCGTTCACCACAAGCGGATCCTCCACGAAGGCGCGTGGAAATTACGCCGCGCCAAGGCGGCGCATCGAATCGAGTTGCATGCCGGTCCGGCTTGGTCCCTGTTCATCACCGGCCCGGTAATCAGGGAGTGGGGGTTTCACTGCCCGCAAGGCTGGCGCTCGTGGAAAATTTTCACCAATGCGCGCGACAAAGGATAACTACGCCGAAGCCGTGGAATTGACCGACAAGCTTGTCGGGTAGATCGTTAAATTCTGGCCAGAGGAAAGCAATGGAAAACGAGACAGCGACGCATCCGATCTTTCAGGAACTGCCGACAAGCTCGCCACTCCCGCAGGACGCCCCGGCGACCACCACGGCGGTTGAGCCGCCGAAGAAAAAGCGCGGCCGGCCACGGCGCGCGCAGGCCTCGACTGAGGTTCCGGCGAAGCCGCCGAGAAAGCGCCGCAAGAAGCGCGGCCGCCCGGCCGGCGTGACGACCGCCGCGGTCGACCGGGCCAGCAACCTCTCGGATCTGGTGGTGCGGGTGGCGGGCGCCGTCTACAACGTGCCGGCCGCCTACCAGCAACCCCTGTTCGACTGCGTTAAAATCCTTGAGGCCGCGCGGGCCGACTCGCGTGCGCCGGTCGCTGCCGCGCTCGCCCAGATTTTTCAGTAGGGAGGTGGGGATTTCGCCTGCAGCCGCGAGGGCAACGGGCAAGCGTGGAAGGCGCTACAAGGCACTGTTCCGGCCACCTCCACCCCCGTCACGAGGGGTCTTACATTCTGGTGAAACGGTGCAAGCCCTCACATAAGGTCCGCGACATGAACGCCCTGTGGTTCTGGGAGTTGCCGAAATCCGCGATGGGCGTGTGGGCGCCGATTTACAGCGGCTTTCCGGATTATGCAGCGGGTAAATTCATCTGGCCTCCACTTGAAAAGCCGATTTCGTGGGTCCGCATAGCATGAGCGAGGGAATCCCCCCTTTTCTCGACCGCCGCCCGCTGGTGTGGAGCTACACGCTGCTCAACACCTACGAGGATATATGCCCGCACCAGGCGGCGCACCGTTTCATCCTAAAAACCGTTCCGTTCGTCGAAACCGATGCCATGCGGTGGGGCAACCAGGTCCACGCCGCGATGGAATTGCGGGTGGGCGGCGGGAAGCCGTTGCCGGAATCGATGCACCAGTGGGAGCATTTCGCCGCGGCGGTGTCCGGCCGCGGGGCCCAATGCGAGCTGAAGCTCGGGATCACGGCCGACGGCCGTGCTTGCGATTTCTTTGCCAAGGACGTGCAGGGCCGCGGCAAGGTGGACGTGTCGATCATCAAGGACATATCGGCGTTCATCACCGACTGGAAAACCGGCAATTCCAAATACGAGACCGCATTTGAGCTGGAGATCGGCGCCCTGCTGTTGCACGCGCTTTACCCGCATTTGCGGCGAATCTTTGGGTGCTACGTGTGGCTCAAGGAGAACCGCATGGGGCAGCTGCACGACCTGTCGGACACCGCCGGCACGTGGATGCGGGTCCAGCATATGTTCGCACGCCTCAAGGCCGACCGCGCCAGCGGGCAGTTTGCCAAGCGGCAGGGGCCATTGTGCGCCTACTGTCCGGTCAAGGATTGCGAATTCAACCGAGCGGTCGCATGAAAACCCCCGAAGGGTACGAGAAAGACGACATCGACAAGTACCTGGATTCGATCGGCTGCTGGCATTTCCGCACGTTCACCGGCGGCTTCGGATCGAGCGGGAAGCCCGACATCGTGACCTGCATGCCAACCATCATCAGCCCCGAATGGGTGGGGCGCCGGATGGGGCTGTTTGCCGGGATCGAAGTGAAGCGGGAAGGAAAAGTCCCGACCGTCCTGCAGGAGCGCCGGTTGCGCGAAATTCTCCAGGCCGGCGGGCTTGGGTTCTGGGGCACCGCCGACAAGGTGATTTCCGACATCACCAGGTGGCATAAAGCGAAAACGTGAAAATGTCACAACGCCCAATAAACGTCGCCCGCGCGATTGTGCTTATTAATTGCGGGTTGACCAATGACGACGTCGGCCGGCAATTAGCAGCTGAAGAAGGGCGAAAAATGCCGTATACTGGAAATGCTATTAGTAGGGCTGTTAGAAAATATGACGGGGGTTTAAAGTGCAATTCTGGCACGATAAAGCGCGCAACATCCTGATTTACCCGCAGGCGGCGCCGTTCCTCCTGCAGGCAATTCCGGAAGCGCGCTCCGTCAACGGCACCTTGATGGCCGTGCCGCGAACCCTGCGCAACTGCCAGGTTCTCAGGAAATACGATTTCCCGGTGCCGCCGGTGATGGAGAATTACGACTGGCCGATCGAGCCCGGCCGCAAGCCGCTACAGCACCAGAAGCTCTACGCCAATTTCACCGTGCTGCATCCGAAGATGTTCAATCTCGGCGATCCCGGCACGATGAAAACGCTCTCGACCTTGTGGGCGTTCGACTGGTTGCGCCGGCAGCACCCGGGCGAGGAATTCCGCGCGCTCGTGGTGGCCCCGCTGACGATCCTCGAGACCGTGTGGGCGTCGGCGATCTTCAAGAATTTCCTGTCCGGCATGACCTGCGAGATCCTGACCGGTGACGCCGGCCGGCGGACGCGGTTCCTGGCCCGCAAGGCGGACGTCTACATCATCAACCACGACGGCGTGGCCGTGGGGGCCCACACCCGGAAGTTCATCAAGCTGGACGGCTTGTCCAAGGAGCTGGCCGAGCGCGAGGACATCAAGGTTGTGATCATCGACGAGGCGCGGGCGTACGGCGACGCGCGCACCAAGCGCAACCGGATCGGCCGGCTGGTGTTCGGCCACAAGCCGTATCTGTGGCAATTGACCGGCACCCCCATGCCGAACGCCCCGACGGACGCCTACGGGATGGCCAAGCTCGCCAACAACGCCTACGGCAAGTCGTTCGACGCCTTCCAGAAGGAAACAATGATCAACGTTTCCAAGTTCAAGTGGGTACCGCGGCGGGAAGGCTACGAGGTGGCGCGGCGCCTGCTGACGCCTGCCGTGCGGGTGCCGATCACGGCCGTGTGGGATGGGCCGCCGCGCACCACCCAGCAGCGGCGGGTGGCGCTCACGGCCGAGCAGGTTAAACTGATGGCCGAGCTGAAGCGGGATCTGCAGCTCACGGTCGCGAGCGGCGTGCCGATCACCGCCGCCAACGAGGCGGCCGCCCGCTGGAAGTTCATCCAGATTTCGCTGGGAGCCGTTTACGACGACGCCCACAAGGCGCACCTGGTCGACGCCAAGCCGCGGTACGAGGAAGTCGCGTCGATCATCGAGTCGACCGAGCGTAAGGTGATCGTGTTCGTGCCGATCACGTCGGTCATCGACATGCTGGCAATCTACCTGCGCAAGCGGTGGAAGATCGGCGTGATCAACGGGGAAGTCGGCATCAAGGAGCGCGCCACCCTGATCCGGGCATTCGTGGATGAGCCCGATTTCAAGGTGATGGTCGTCGATCCCGGCACCACGGCGCACGGCATCAACGAATTCGTGGAAGCCGATACCGCCATCTGGATGGGGGCAACCGACAAGGCCGAGCTGTGGATTCAGGGTAATGCCCGGATCGATCGGCCCGGGCAGAGGTATCCGACAACCGTGTTCCAGCTAGTTTCTAATAAACTGGAGGAAGAAATCTTCCGCCGGCTGGAAACCAACACCTCCATGCAGGGGCTGATGCTGGAAGCGGTCGCGCGCGGAGATTTGTAGTCTACTTGACTACGCAGATTTGAAGGGGTAAAAAGTGCCATGAACGACGTCCTTAGCGAGCAGCCCGTCACGGTCGCGTCCCTCGTGGAGGAACGCCAGAAGCTCAAGGGATTCCTCGAGCAGGCGCAAGCCAGATTCGCCGAAGCGTGCCGGCCGCATCACGAGCGGATCGCCGCGATCGACAGCCAATGCATGCAGATGATGCAACAGCAGGGCGTGAAGTCGTTGAAAACCGAGTTCGGAACTGCCATCATCTCGCAGACCGACACCTGCCGGATCCGGGATGGGCAGCGGGACCAGTTCCTTGATTTCTGCCTGGATCATTGGGAGGATTTCGGCGGCGCCATGCTGCAGATCGGGGCCCCCAAGGCCGAGGCGGTGCGGGAATACATGCAATTGAAGCAGGGGGCGCTCCCGCCGCACACCGAGATCAGTTCCCGCTTGTCGTTCTCCGTGAGAAAAGTATGATCGACCGCCTGCCCGGGGGACATATCGTTTTCCAGTGCGACTCGGGCGGCGAGACGTTCGAGGCCGGCACCGGCGATTTCAATGCCGCCTGGCAGTGGGCGCGTCGCGAGGGCTGGCAGGCAAAGAAAATAGGAGACGTGTGGGTGCACACGTGCCCGGGATGCAAATAGGTCGAGTGAGTGGAGCTACGCGCGTCCTGGGCAAACTGCAAGGTTTTCGCGGGCTGCCTATCCGCGACGAGAAAGCCCAAGCGCCTATCGGCGCCACGACTAATTGCATGGTGTCTGCCTGGCACCCCACGCCCAAGGAATTGGAAGCCCTGAATGCCGGCGCTCCCGTCCTCGTGAAGATCCTGGGTACAAGTCATCCACCAATCCTGGTGGAAGTCGGTCAAATTCCAACCGAAGGAGCATGAAATGACTGCACAGCTTCCCGCTCACTTGCAAGGCCGCCAGTCATCGCTGGCGCAAGGCGTCGTGTCGACGCTCGGTATCGGCTCGCCGCCCTACCTGTCGATTATGAGCAACGAATTCAACCTGATCCGTCCGGGCAACGACCCCGAGCCCGCCGGCGCGTTCGATCAGGCAGCCGGCCGCTATTTCGATTGCGTGATTTTCGACCGTCTGGAGCGCATGACCAAGATTTATTGGGGAAGGTCGTTTGCGGACGACGGCACGCCGCCCGATTGTTTTTCCGACAACGGCGTGGCGCCGAGCATGAATGCTTCCGTTCCGCAATCCCCGATATGCGCGAGTTGTCCGCACGCCGCCTGGGGTTCCAAGATCAGCGAGATTTCCGGCAACAAGATCAAGGCCTGCTCGGACTTCCAGAAAATCGCCCTGGTGGCGTTCGACGCCAACCGGGTGCCGGTTCCCGGCTTCTGGCTGCTTCGCATACCGCCCAACTCGCTGCGCAATTTCTCCGCATATGCCAGCCGCTTCGTCGGGCAGGGGATCGACCTGGATTGCGTCGTCACGCGGATCACCTTCCAGAAAGGGTCGATCGGCACCCTGGAATTCCGGGCCGTCGAGTATGTGGCGCCCGAGATGCTCACGTTGACCGACGAGATCAGGAGCAAGAAACAGACCGACGGGATGGTGGGGCGCCTGGACGTTCCGCGGCAGGCGGCTTTGCCAGCTCCCAGCCTGGCGGTGGCGCCGCCGGCAGTCGCGGCGCCCGCCCAGGCTCCGATCGCGATCCCGCATGTTCCGGCGAGCTCCTTTGTGCCGCCCGCCGCGCCCGCGCCGGCCGCAGTTCAACAGCCGGTCCAGCCGGCCGCCGCACCAGCTCGATCAGGCAGGCGAGGCCGCCCCCGCGCCACCGCCGAACCCGCGACGGTTGCCGGATCAGTAGCACCGGTAGCCACCGCTCAGCCTGGGCCTGTTCAGCCGAACGGACCCACGCCGCCGACGGCGTTCGGGATCGGGCAGGGCGAGAGTCCCGACAACAAGTTGCAGGCAACCTTGACCGACATTTTCGGCCCGTAAGTTCCCGGAACGTGCCCGCAAGCCTGATCGATTAATTTCTCAAAAGGTGAAAGCCGTTGCCCGCGGTAACGCTTCGGTGCCCGCAATGCAAACGAAAGAAGCGCGTCAGGAAAGATCGCACAGATCCAAAGCGCGCCGCTTATGTTGAGTGTCTTTGCGATCAATGCGATGCGGGCGGCAACAAACCGGAGACAACCTATTGGGATGCATTGAATCGACAGATCAATCCACGGACGGGCAAGCCGTTTCGTATCCCGCCACCCTGACGCGTCTAGTCTGGTGCGGAATCGATAGGCGAACGAAATCAAGGAGGATGTGTATGGACGATGAGGCAGAGAGCCACAAAGGGCCGCTTGCAGATGCCGTTCGGGAATATATTTCCGAGTACGACAACCCTGTGCCTGACTACAATTATCGCCGTACTCTTCGCAACCGACTCCGCGAACTCGCCGGCTGTCCAGCCGAACCAACTCGCTGACCTGCCATGAACGCTAATCAGTAGACAGAGAGGAACACATGGGACTCGACACGTCACACGATGCTTGGCATGGGGCGTATAGCGCCTTTATGCGCTGGCGGATGGAGATTGCTAAAATTCTCGGCATCCCGCTTGAATTGATGGCTGGGTTTTACCACTCCGAGATCAACGAGAGAAAATTGGCAGAGTTTGCCGGTGAAAACGCTAAGCCGATTCTTGCGGTGCTTGAACGCAATTGCCCAATTGCGTGGGAAACACTCAAACCTGATCCACTCCATGCTCTTTTGTATCACTCAGATTGTGATGGAGAGATTTCTCCAGAGGACTGCGCGCAGATCGCAGATCGCCTTGAAGAATTGCTGCCAAAATTCCCGAATGGTGAAGGTGGAGGCCACATCGGGAACTGGCGCGACAAGACCAAACAATTCATTACCGGCTGTCGTGCAGCGGCAGCAGCCGGAGAACCCTTGGACTTCCACTAGCGCGGTGCCCGTATTGGGAATGTCCGTGCGCCGCCAACCCGAGAAAGTGTCTCACCGGGAGAACGAATAACCGATGGCCCTCCATGAACAATGCGTTGGGGCGACCGACGAATGGTACACACCGCCGCATGTCTTTAATGCGCTCAATTGTTCATTCGATCTTGACGTGGCCAGTCCCGCGCGACCACCGGCTTGGGTGCCGGCGGTCAATTTTATAAGCGTCGACAGCCTCAATAAAGAGTGGTGCGGTTTCGTGTGGATGAATCCGCCCTTCGGTCCCCGCAACGGTATTGTTCCGTGGCTCGACAAGTTTTTTGAGCATGGCGACGGTATTGCTCTGACGCCCGATCGGACATCGGCGCCGTGGTGGCAGCAGTTCGCGCCTCGCGCCGATCTGATTCTGTTCGTGTCGCCGAAGATCAAGTTCATCGGCAAGAATGGAGCGCCCGGCAAATCTCCAGCACAGGGCACTTGCCTTATGGGTATCGGCAAGCGCTCACGCGAGCCACTGTACCGCGCGGAGGCGAATGGACTTGGTATCTTACTGACACGTGGTCAGCACGAGGTCCGCGGAAGCGATCCGCGTCCCGCTGAGGATATCATCCGCGAGCAGCGCGACGACTGGCGATCATAAGCGAGAAGCGAGTTTCAACTTATCTCGCACTGCAACACACCAATGGCCATACACCTTTGTTACATTGCGATGCATCAAAAGCTTTCAAGTTATCCAATATTCATCGCACCAAATAGTTGTCGTGCAATGCGGAAACTGTTGGTACATACCGGTTTCTTGCGCGCGACATCAATCCACTCGCGATTTTCAAATACCGCATTTGCTACAATGCGCCCGCGACGTGGAGAGGCCACGCCGCAGGCTCTTTGACAATGTGGAGAACGACTAATGGCTAACACAGCCAAGCAGGCCAAGGCAACCCCGCGCCGGGACAAGTGGCACGAGATCGAAGGTAGAGTGTTCGGCCGCTGCATGTGGCAGCACATCTCACCTAATCGACGATGCATGATGGAGGGACTGTTCCACAAAACCATTGACCTTATAATGATCGTGGAAAAGACCTACGTTGATCCGATCCCGAGAAGCGGCAGCGGCAAGCCATGGCCAGAATTGAGTGGTGTTGTGGTTTACCGGCAGGTAGCTCCCGAGGTTTCAGATTGGGATGAATTTGAACAGCGACTTCACAACGGATCGTGACATAAACCGCCGCGCTCGACAACGGGCGCGGCGTTCACTCTTGGGCAATTACCGAAGTGACGATCTCACTTGGCGGCGATAAATCGTAGCGCGTTGCCGGTCGTCATCCCGCCGATCCGCCAATCGCCCAGCCACCACAATTTGGTCTGCCGGAAATCGATGCCTTCCCACGGGAGGCAGGCGCCGGTGGTGCTCTTGACGATCGTCCACTCGCCTTCCCAGCTGGTCACGCGCAACAGGATGGCGCCTGGAATCACGAAATGAGCCGGCCGTTGCACCTTGTGCGGCCACTCGGCCACGTTCGCCGGGACGTCAACGGTGTGGATGTTTTGCGGGTTCCGATCCTCGAACGGCTCACCGGCCGGTGAGATGTAGGTGTTGCGAGTCTCGAGCCTGCAGGCGAACGGGCGGTAGGTCCAGCTCCACAGCGCTGTTTTATGCCAAGCTACGCGCGTGTCTATGACCTTGTCGCCCTGCAGCGGCTTGACGATCGGAAGCGCATAGCCGGGAGTGTTGGGCGCGAGGTAGTTGGCCGGTGCTCCGTCGAGGTAGGCCGGCAGCTCCAAGAGCGGCGTGTTGATGGACCAGCGCCCGAGGATGATGGTGCCGAGCAACACGGCGCCAATCGACTTGGCCGCCATGCATTGGGTGCTGAACACCAGCCCGAGGAACTTGCGCATATCAAAAGGCGACGATCCTTTGGATTGCGCGCCATAGGGCGGGGCCAACCGCAACCAGTTTGTCGCCGACTGCCCCAACTGCGACCGCACCGGCGGCCCAATAAAAGATGGATTTGACAGCTTCGGATCTTTGCTCACGCCGGGCCTGGTCAAATTCGGTTTCCCACTGGTGAAAACGAACCCACTGGCACTCTCGTTCCTTGAGGGGGGCGTTAGGAAAGTCATCGATGCTTTTCATTCCACGTTGCCCCGAAAAATACCAGTGGCGCAAGAGACTTGCCCGGGGGCTTGTTTATACAACGCGTGCGGGACGGCTGCAGCTGGGCATAGCTTCTCGCAATGACCGAATCTTTTAATTGCATGTATTTAGATGTCTTATCCTCTCTCATTGGTTGCGACAGGTTGCGGCATGTTCGCGACACATAGCAGCCATGCGACAAACTGTCTCCGTATTTATTACCTTCGTCAAGTCGCCCGAGCAGCAGCCAGTTTTATCGGTGGTTTTGCCCGGTGCACCGGCCTGATTCCGAATTCGGCCAGGTTGACGTGGTAATGCCGGGCAAGCGCCAGCGCGATGGCGGAATCCAGGTCGATCTTGCGACTGGCCAGCCCGCCGGCGATCTTGCCAACGTTGATGCCGAGCAGCGCCCCCATGCCGACCACATCGGCCGACACATCCGTGAAGATCGGCGAGCAGGCAATGTGGAAGTTGGTTTCCCACTGAGACGGCGGCGCGATCGTCAGGTTTCGTTTCTCCTGGTAGAGCGTGAATAGCCCGGTCTGAGCTGGTGCCGTCGGCAGGTTTGTGCCGAGATCAAGCATTGCCTGCCAGCACTTCCCCGAATAATCAGGCGGCGTCACGGCATTCGCCAGCACGAGCGCGTTTTTCAAATCCGTCTGGGCGTCCGGGGTGCTGAGCACCTTGGACAGCACCTTTAGGGCCACTTCGCGCGCCAACTTGGTAATGCCGGTCACCTGGGCATTTGCCGGGCGTGACGTCATCGTCAGCAGGACCAGACTGCCGGCGAACGCCAGCAAGAAAACAACGGCTTTTGTCGCGACACTGCTTGAAATCGGTACGCCACTCCCGGGGGCCGCAGGCGGGGGCGCGGTTCCGTTGCCCGGCGCGGCCGCCAGCAACATGGCGTCTTTCTTGTCCGACCCGGCAGACGACTGGAAAAAGTACCCGACGCAATCCTTGGCCATCGCGATCAGAATGCCCACGAAACCGGCCAGGAGCTGCCCGTTCTGCTGATCCGGGGGGTGGAACATCCACAGCACGATGATCCCCACCGCCAGCAGCGGCAGGGCCAGGGCCAATACGAAACGGGGATTCTCGACAGCGTTCATTCATCAAGCTCCAAGCGCTATTTTCCACCGGTGAATCCAGTCGCGCCGCTCGGCAAGGCCATTCGTGCCGCCGTTGAGCGCCTTGGTTTCGCCAAGCGTGTCGTCGGCGCGCGCGTGCGGCAGGCATCCGCACACGATCCAGTCGACCACGCCCAGCTCCAGCACGTGCGCCGGATCGTTCACCAGGTCCGGGTTGGACATGATGTCGATATCGAGCCCGTGCGCCGCGAGCGCGTCCTGTAGCTTCTGGTAGCCCTCGCGGCCGGTCACCTGGGAGAATCCGCGGCCGCGGAAGTTCCAACCGTCATCGCTCGGCGGCGGCTTGTTGCCCATGCGGCCGCCGTAGGCGACGTCGGCAATCATGCGCGGATTGTGGGCGTAGCGAGCTGCCATTGTGCCGGTGAAATGTCTCGGGAATTCCTCCAGCAGGCGCTGGGCCGAGTAGTTCATGTTCTCGACCATCTCGAGGCCGGCGCCGCATTCTTCCGAGAACTGCCCCATCGCGTGCGCGACCACCAGGGCAGAGTCCAGGCCGTATTTGGGGAAAACCGTGGGAGCGGCTGCAATTGTCGCGGCGATCAGTCCCGGCACGTGCTGGTCGCCGTGCGGCCAGAGCTTTTTCAAGGCGGTGGCGAAATCGACCATGCCCTAATAACTACAACCGATTACCGGTTGACGTCAACGTTACATCGCAACGTCGACCATGAGTCCTTCCTGCATCCAGGTGGAATTGCCGGCGTTCCCATAGTGGGTCACCGCGTTGGATGCGCCGTTGAAATCCAGCGCCTGGAAAAAGTGTTTGCCGAGAGGCTGTTGCTGGTCCTCGCCGGTACAAATGACCGTGTTGCTGCTGAAATTGGAGGCCGCGATGCCGGTAAATCCTGACGTCACATCGTATCCGACGCCAACCCCGTTCGGAACCGCCGACCCGGTAATCGGGCCGCAAGTGGCCATGATGTTGGCGGAAACGAACTGTCGCTGGATCCCGATGACGAACTGCACCCTGTTGTTGACCGAGCCGTTGAGCGCCTGCGACGTGTTGGACAGCACCAGCCAGTTGTTGGTGTTATCTCGCACGTACGTCTTGAAAAGTTCCTGATTATAGGCATTCCACACGTATAAACGTGATGCAGTGCCGCCGGCGCTGATCCCGCCATAGACAAATGACGTGTTGCCGGCAGTATCGGTGTAAATCGTGCCAAGATAGGTGCCCTGGTTGGCGGTCACGGGCCCGTATTGGGTCGAACCGTTCCAACAGTTGGTGACGGTGTTCTTGTTAGTATAATAGGGGCGGGTCGTGGAATCGATCTGGCTGTAGCCGGTACCGCGCGCCGTGAGGCTGGGAGATCCCGAATCCTGGGTCCACCCGCCGCCCGAATGGCCGCTGGCCCCGCTGGTGGCGAGACAAATCCGGTTGGCGCCGCCGTGCACCCACCAAACGTCGTAATTGTCGTTGTTGTTGATGCCGCCGGTGGTCGTGTTGTCGCCGCTATTCGTGGCGGCGCCGGTGATCATCGTCAAGCTGACTTCGCACGCCGCGATCGTGTCGAACTGGTCGATGGTGCCGTTCCAGTAGGGAACTTGGCTCCCGCCTTTATTGCAATCGTAGTAAACGGTTGCTTTCGCGTCCTGGCTGGCCGTCATCACCGGCGTGCCGGACTGGAGCGTGATCCGCCCCTGCGGCGCCAGGATCGCGCCTGCGAGCGCCACGTTGGACCCTGACGGCGAAACCGTGATGCCCCCGCCGTTCGTGATCGACAGCGCTCCGTTGAGCCCGTTCAGCGTCGTGACGGCTGTCAGCGCGCCGGTCGAGCCATTGAGCGACAGCACGCCGGTGTTGGAAAGCGTGCTTGACGTCATCGTCAAGCCGGTGCCGACCGTGATGGCGCCAGTCACGCCGCCGAACGACGTCACGCCCGAGGTGGCCACCACGGCGATCTGGCCGGGCGTCACTTTCTTGAAGGAGCCGGCGACGTTATCCCACAGCACCAGGAAATCGTTGTTGGCATCCGGCGACGCCTTGGCGGTCAGTCCCTGGATGGTGAACGCCGTTGGGGTCGCAACTGCGCCACTGGTCGGATTGCCGATGAAGGTGGCGGCCCCGGGCGGCGCAATGGACGCGACCGGAATGCCGGCAACACCGTTGACTACGAATTGCAAGGTGGGAGCGGGCGCCCCGCCGAACGGGGTGACCGTGAGCGAAGCGACGCCGGCCGACGTCACGCCCAGGCAGAGCAGTTCATAAGCAGCCGTAACCGGACCGCTTTTCTGACAGTAGGCAGGCCCGCTGCCAGTGGTTCCCAGGCTTGTAAGCGATCCCTGCGCAGCCGTGCCGGCATCCTGAATGACGCCGTCGGTCTGCCACATGGCGGCGTGCCCCGGCGTGACCCCGCCGGTCTGCCGGACGGTTTGCTGGGCAAGCGCCGGGGTTGCCAGCAGCAGAAGCGCCAGTACGATCGATTTTCTCATCAGAATCGCACGGCGATTTTGTTTAAACCGTGCCCCCTGTTTGTGGTCGCGATGTAATGCTGGTTGCTACTGATCGGGTTCAGCTCGCACCCCGGCTGCCAGTAGGTATGCCAGCCAGGGGTGTGGGCAATCGACCGGAGCACGCCAGGAGCCCCGATGCACGTCTTAGCGACGATCCCGGCTCCGGTCAGCAGGGCCGGAAACGTCACAAGGTCACTGATCAGCCGGCCGGACGACGGAATCGCGCCGGATGCCGCCCCGGCGAACAGGACCGGCGAGAATGAAATTGCGTCGATCGTGCCGGGCACCCGAACGCCGATCGCGGCTTGCGTCACCGTCGCGCCGCCGGCCCCGCCCTTGTAGGTCAACTGCGCGGCATTGAACCCGTCCAGAAAGTCGATTGCTGCTGGGTCGATCACGGTCAAGACGGTGTCGCCCGTCCAGCCGCCCGCATCCGACTCGCCATGTGTCGGATCTCCGGGCGTCGCATCGCCGGAAAGGGCGTCGAACCACTGCGCGGTGGTGAGCAGCCCGCTCATAACCACCGAACCGATGTAGCACCACTGGATCGTGAAGATTCCCGACTGTGATGCGAGCTGGAACCACAACGAGTCGGTCGTCCGATCGAACGGAATCGGATGATCCGTGAAGTCGTTTACAATTTCGGTCCCGCCGTTCATCGACACCAGCATGTAGTCGCCGGTGAAGTCCGAATTGATCTGGTGCCCCGGCGCATCGCCGGTCAGATACGCGCGCCGCTTCGTGTCGACGAACAGCCCCACCTGCCCGGTTACCGTTCCCTCGTAGCGCACACGCGCTCGATAAATCAGCATCTGCTTGGGCAGGCGATCGGGCAGGTCGATATTCTGCGCGTCAGGATATCCGGGCGCCGCCGGGTAGTCGGTCAACCAGTACGCCGCCCCCTGCGGGCCCGCCGCAAAGTATCGCGTGATCGTGAAACACTGAGCGTTTTGCGCGTGGGCTATCGAGCCCAGCAACAACCATATTGCAATTACCCGCTTCCACATCAACGCCGTCTCCGCGCGGAAATCCAGCCGTATCCTTTACACGTGCTGACCGTGAAATTACAACGACCGACCAGGAACACGGTGGTCGTCGTGGAAAGCAACTGCCGCATCGGCAGAATAGGCTGGCCCGGATTGGACGACACGGTGTTGCCGGTGCCCGGAAATGCCGTGTACTGACCCCACCCGGGTGACCCCTGCGTTGGCAGCGTGGCGCTCGTGGTGTTGATCGCGCCCGTCAGTGCCGTCACGTTGGTGGTGCCGGCAATGTCGAATTCAACGACACCCCACACATCCCAATCGCCCGCCGTCAAGCTGATCGACGTGATGTTGGCGGGCGTCGTGGTCGTGAAGGTAATTTCCGACCCGACCGCAAGCGTGGAGTTCACATACTCGCCGACGTTCCCGGCGGTCGCGCTGTCGTTGGTGGCCGTACCGGGGTACTGTCCAGCCGACACCGTGACGCCGCTGACCTGAAGCGTGTTGCCGGTACCGGCAGAATTGAACGTCTTGTTGGTGAGCGTATCGGTAGTGGCCCGCCCCACGACCGTGTCGCTCGAGTTCTGCCATGTCCACGTGCGCGTAGTGCCGGTCGTGAACCCGGAGTTGGCGAATACGAGCTTCTTGGTGTTGTCCCCGCTGTCGTCAATCGTGAATGACCCGGACTGCACCTCGATAGAATTGGTGGGGCCAATGGTCTTACTGCTAAGGGATTGAGTAGCCGCGGCCCCAACTACGGTGTCCGAACTATTCGGCCACGTCCACGTACGCGTGGTCCCGGTCGTGAAGCCGCTGATGGCGAATTGCAGTTTCTTGGTGGTGTCACCCGGATCGTCGAGCGTGAACGAAGAAGTAATAAGCTCGACAAGATTCGAAATTCCTAGTGTCTTGGACGACAGCGTGGCGGCGGCCCCGTTGAGCACCACCGTGTCGGTGGCAGTTGGGAACGTGATCGTGCCGCTGTCGCCGCCGGAAAAAGTCAGTGAATTATTGACCGTAAACGTCTTGCCGTTGGCGATCGTGAGCGTGGCCGACGTCGCCGGCGCCGTGATCGCCACCTTGTTGATGCTGGTGGCGGTCGCGGCTCCCAGCGTCGGCGTCGTGAATATTGGCGACGTCGCGAGCGCGACCGTGCCGCCCGAGCCCGTAACGGCTGTGATCCCGTTGCCGTTGATGTTGAAAACGTTGCCGGCGCCGGCGGTGTCAAACGTCTTGTGCGTGAGCGTGTCGGTCGAGTCACGATTGACGACCGTGCCGGTCCCTTGCAGCGTCAACGTGGAATTGACGGTCGCGCCCGGTTGCAGCGTGGTGGTGCCGCCGGCACTGTTCGCCAGGCCGAGCGTCCCGAGCGTGGTCGCCGGAATGCCAAGCACCGGCGTTGCCGTATAGCTCCAGGTCGACGGTGCCGTGCTGTTAGGAACAAGCCCGGCGGTCGGGGCCGCGGCGCCGAAGATCGCCAGGGCCGACGCGGGCTGCACAAAGGTTGGGCTGGCGGTCGGATTGCCGCACACAAAGCCGGCCGGCAGGATCGCCGACTCGCATTGTGCCAATGCTTGAAGCGGAAATAGTGCCAGGAGCCCGGCAAGCAGAACGCGACGCATGTCACCCCGCAGTCAGGTAGTAGCCGGCTCCCGGCAACGGGTTGAACCAGAACCCGCCCCAATTGGAATGGATCGGAACCGACGCTTGCCCGTTGATTGTCTCGCCGTTGATGACCGTAACGGTGATCGGTTGCGACGATCCGCCGTTGCCCGACACATCCTTTACCAGCACGGGCCCGTTCTTGGTGGCGCCGATCGGCAGCACAACCGAGAAGGCGCCGGGCGTGAGCAGGTTCACCAGGATGCGCTGATCGTTGGGTTGTACGTTGTAGAGAGTGCCGTTCGTGATGTAGTTGACAAAAGTCGCGAGGTTGAGCGCTGCCACGAGGCTGCCGCCATCCTGCAAAATCCCGTCGGTCGTCCACACCGCAATATGTAGCGGCGTGACTAGACCGTTCTGTTGCAGGAAAACCTGGGTCATCAGCGCATTTTTCGTACGATGAAATTAGCCGCGAGCACGAAACCCGCATAGATCGAAAGCGCGACGATCTGGTGAACGCTCGGTTCCGGGATATTCCACCACAGGCACCAGGCCGAACCGACCGTGATCAAGGCGAACAGGTCGAGCAGCGCGGCGATTGCGCGCTGGGAAAGCGCCTTCAACCCGAGCATCAAGGCGCCTTGCGCGGCGCGCTCGGTCAGCGTCGCCTGCTCGGGCTCATCATCCTGAACGACCGTGAATCCCGGGTTTGCCATTCAACGCTCCTAACCCTTCCTCGAAATTGAAACCGCCGTCCTCGGCGTCCGCCCCCATCGCCCACTTTCCTTCCCGCACCAGCACAGCGTAATAGCTGGCGCAGACCTTCAGGGCGTCGGTCATGCCTTCAAGAGTGGCGCCGTCGGCCGTCGCTTTTTTGATGACCGCCTCGGCCAGTTTGTCAATTTCTTTGCGCAGCGTCATTCAAGCCCACTCCCGTGGCGGCCCCGAACCAGCCTCCCAGCCGCATCCGGTCCCGCAGTATATCCCGAGCCATCGAGCGCTCCAAAGCCCCCTTCTTCAGCTTCTCAGCCAGCCAGGCGATGAATTCGGGATGCGAAGCGCTGTCGACCACCAGGGCAAACAGTTTGCCCAGCGAGGCGCGGGCGATCGTCGACACGCCGGGAACGCTGGTAATGAAAGTGCCCACGTACCCTAGCCGCGGCAGCGGGAAACTGTGCAACGGATTGAGCACGCGGGCGGCGGCCGCGAACGATCCGCCGACATCGGTTGCGCTGGTGCTGAACAGGAATTCCATGTCGCGCGCGAGCTGCAGCATCTGGCCGTGCGTGACACCCGGAAACATCAGGGCCTGCACTTCCTCGGTGATGCCGCGCTCGCCGGCCAGTTCCTCGCGCAACTTGCCCGTTTTTCCCAGCGTTCGCTGCAGGAATCGCTGCACGTAGACTTGCCGCAAGGCGTTGAATTCGGGCGATTCCCGACCGAACTGGCCGGCGGCCGCCATGATCAAATCCTGGCTTCCCAGGATCTTGTCGGCAGAGCGAACCGCCAGCGCACTGGCGGAATCCTCGTATAGAAAATGCAACGGCTCGCCCCGCCGGGCCGCCTTGGCGTCTTTCCGAGCCGCATCCCACGCCTTGTCGATCCGCTTCACTTCTGCGGAAAACGCTTTCATCGGGTCGGCGTCGGCGAATTTCTTGACCTGCTCGGCGGCGGCTTCCGCCTTGCGCATGGTCGACGCGAGCGTGTCGGTTTCCTCGGGCCGGATCGGGATCGCGCCTTCCAGGCGCCGCACGTTGCGGGCAGCCTCCAGCATCCGATTGGCAAATGCCGGATCGTACCCGGTTTTCAGGATCCCGCTTTGCGCCATGTCCTCGACGAGGCCGGCGAACCGGCTGGCGTTCATCACGCCTGGGTCGAGCGTCATGGACCGATTGATGACGTCGCGCGCGTGGGCGGCCTGAACGAGGCTCCACATATTTTCGCCCACGACACCGCGCGCCCGCCGCATCGATTCGACGTGCTCGGGAGCAAACAGCGTGTGCGCCAGCACCTCGGCGTTCGGCGGCGCCCCCGCCTCGAGGCCTTTCATAATGGTGGTGACCATCTTGTCGTCGAAAAACGGCATCGTCGACTTGTAGTAGGCGTCGGCCTGATCGAGCAGCTGGGCGGCTCCGCGCGCCTGCTCCGGAAGATCAGTGGAATGCAATAAAGTGTTAAGCTTGTTCTCGAAAAGTTTAAGCGACCCCTGCCGCATGTCAGGAGTCAGGTCGTTGTAGTCGATGCCGTGCCGCAACCACGATCGCAGGTGACGGGCGTCCTTGAACGACAGGTCAACCGGCGGGTTGTTGTGACCTTCCGGCGCGTGCGGGTCGAACGGAATGGCGTTCGGATCTGGATCTTCGCCGGCCATGCGGGCGAGCCGGCGGATGTCGGCCGGGTACTTGTCGCGGATTTCCTTCGGCAAGCCGTCCAGAAACTCCTTGGCTTCGGCGCCGACCTGCGACGTCGGAATAACCACGTCACCGCCGACAGCGTCCGACGCGTCGTAAAGCTGCTGGGCCCGCAGGCGCACGGCCTGCCGGTAGCCGGTGAACTGCGAGCCGACCATGCGCCAAAGCTCGCCGGGTGCCTCGTGCCCGCCGGCGCGTTCAAGAATCAGGTCGACATCGTCACCGATGCCCTTGATGGCGGCACTCGCCAGGTTCTTGGCTTCCGCGGCGGCGCGCGCATGGGATTCGGTCAGTTTCTGCACGGCCTGCTGGTATTTCCGCTGTACCTCCGCGATTCCACCCTCGGATCCCACAATCGCGTTGAACGCCTCCTTGGCGTCGCGCCAATCGGCTTCCAGCTGGGCGTCAGCGATCGCCATGTCGCGGCGCGCGGCCGCGAGCGCGAGCTTGCCGGCCTGCTCGGACGAAACCTTCTTCTCGGCGCTGGTCAGCGTGCCCTCGAAATCGACGCCGATTTCCGGCCTTTTCAGGATGTCAGCGCCCTGCTTCTCGTAGTAGTCGCGCGCCGCCTGCCCAAACACGTTCTGGGCGCGGAAAACGGCGTCGAAATCCTCGATTTTCTTGATCATCGGGGCTTCGGGCATGAACGTGGACGGCGCCGGCCGCCCGCCGCGCTCCGCAATCCCGTGCGCCTGCGCGGCGACTTCCTTGGTGGTGCCCAGGAATTTGCGTGCTGTTTTAGGGGTGATGCCAATGCTTTCGAGAAAATCAGGCGTGATCCTGGCGGCCAAATCCTTGGCCTTTCCCAATGATGTGCTGGCCACACTGGTAGCGGATTTGACGGCGCCCGGAATTTTCGAAATCCCGCGGCCGATCACTTCCCCACCGGCCGCAAACGCCCCTTCGGTGCCGATCGCCGACACCTGGTTCTCGAGCGGCTCGTGCACGCCCGCGAGCGCCAGGACGGCGTTGTTGAACGCCCGGCCCGCCATCGCGCCGCCGACCATTCCGAGCGCGGCGCCGGCCACGTTCCCGGGCCCCGGCTCGACGCTTCCGGCCGCGCCGCCAATCACCAGGCCGCCCGTCAGGCCGACCGCTGGAGCCGTCTCGGCCGCAGTGGCGCCCAGGAAGGCGCCCGCGCCACGACCGGACCCTGGCCGGCGCAGCGTGCCCCCGTCGTTGACGAAAAGGCCTTCGGCGTCCTCGAACACCTTGCCCGGGTAGACGCGCTCCAGCGCCTGCCGGCGGCCTGCCGGCGACAGGGCCATATCGTGCAGCATCTGAGCCGTGAAGCCGACGGAGCGGAAATACGGTTTCTTGGAGGGTTTTCCGCTCTTGGGATCGATGAACGGCGCCCCTTCCGGAATATCCTTCAGGTCGTCATAGGTCGACGGCGTGTACGGCTTGGTCACCACGCGGGTCGAATCTTCCGGGTCCAAAAACTTTGTTCCGGGCGAAAGCGCGTCGACTTCGCCGTAATCCTTGACCTTCACGGGCGGCTTCTCGGCCGTCGGGCCGGGCGGCTGCGGCGGCGAGATTTGCGGCGGCTGGGGCGGTTGCGGGATGGCGGGAAAAACGTCGCTCATTGCGCGTCCATCCAGGCCGGGCGCTGACCGGTATCGGTCGTGGCCGGCGTCGACTTGTCGCCCGGCTCGAACGTTCCGCCGCGCCTTTTAACAAGATCATCGCGCATTCTCCCGTACAGATCCTTGACTTTTTTCAAACTTTCGGCGGTGCTTATGACAGTATCGCCTACGCGCATGCCGGCGATGATCGTGTTGATCCGGCCGGCCTCGACGGCGAGCGGGCGCCCGCGGGTTTCGTTCATCAGGCGGCCGGCCCATTCCTGCAGCTCGGCAATATCGCGCTCGAATTGTCGACGGTCATCTGCGCTGTCAAGCCCAATAGCGTTCGCCACTGATTCCAACGGCCGTGTGATTTTGCCTCCCAAGCCGGTAATCAAACTGTGCTTTTTCATTGCTGCTTCAACGCGATCGATCGTGTCGGTCGAGTAATCGATGCGGTTGATCAGTGAGTCGAGAAAATCCCGGCTGTTGCCGGTCATGCCGGCCGCCTCGGTTCTCAGCCGCCGCGTCAACTGAGCGGACCGATCGGCAATCTCGGCATCCGACAATCCCTGATCCTTCCACTCCTTTCTGGCCTTCTCGACATCGGCGGCAATCTGCCGGTCGGTCGTCAGGACGCCGCCCCCACCCTCGGCGCGCTTGGCGGCGATCCGCTCCATTTCCTTGTCGTGTCGCTCCCGTTCAGCGGCAAGATCCTTGGAAACGTCACCTCGGCCGGCCGTGATCCGCTCCACTTCCTTGTTATGACGCTCGCGCTCGGCGATCTGCTCGTCACCTTGGTCAAGGCGCCGATCCGCCTGGTCAAGCCGGCGGTCACCCTGGTCGACCTTGCGGGTGTTCAGATCCTCCATTGCCTTGTCGTACCGGACCTTTTCATCGGCTAATTGCTTGGCAACATCGCCTTTGCCGGCGTTAATCGCCTCGATCGCCCGATTGTGCTTCGCCGTCTCATCGGCTTTTGCCTTGTCGAGATCGAGTTTTTGCTGTGGATCGATTTTCGGGGTGATGGCGCCGATCTTCCGCAACTGCTCCAGCTTCTGGTCGTCCGGCAAATCGGAATTGATGATCCGGGCCGCCAGCTCCTGCATAGGCGTCGCCAGGCGGCTGCCGTAGTATTTGTTGAATGTCTCCCAGCGGACGTTCGGGTCATCCGATTTGGTGCCCGGATCACGTTTGTAGAGCCAGTCGCGCAAGCCATCCTTGGTGATCTTGTCGGTGGCGTTGGCCACCTCGGTCATCTGCCGGGCGCGCGATTCCTGCAGTTGCATAAGCTGCGGGCTCATGCCCCAGTGATCGAGGATCGCCAGCGACTGCTGGTCGCCGAATTGCGCCGCGGCCGCCCGCATCTTGGCCTCGGCGGTCCGCAGGTCGATGTCGGTAAATTGCATCGCGTCCTGGTAGCGCGCGTGTTGCATGTTGAAGCGCTTCACCGCCAGGTCGGCGTTCGTCTTGAACGCGTCGAACGCCCGATCGTACTCGGCGTCGTCGTTTTTCTTGATGGCGTTCATGGCAGCCGCGGCACCGTTCAGCCCGTTGATCATCGGTTGCCGGGTGAACGCCGACGCCACCAGGGCGAACACGCTTCCGAGCGACCCGAACGCCTCCATCGGGTTGTGCGAGAAATGCTGCCGCATCTCCTGCTCGTTCCAGGTCGGGATGCTCTCGGCGCTGACCCCCTCGGCCACGTATGCCTGCTGCATGCGGTGGCGATCCTGCGCCAGCTTGGCCTCCATCTCGTCGCTGATGGAGCGCGTCTCGGCAATGTGGCCGGCGGTCAGGTCGGAAAGGGCCGCCGTGAGCCGCGGCGGTGGCGCGAACTGATCAAGTGCGTTCGTGGGCGGCGCAACGGTGGGCCGATTGGCATCGTCCGGCAGGCCGAACGACACCGGGGCGCCCGCGCCCGAATGCGCGATGGTGACGTCGGTTGCGTCAATGACGGGAGGATCGTTAGCCACTGGTCACCGCGCTTCCCACCGCCTTGCCGGCTGCCCCGCCGGCTGCGGCTCCAGCCGGCCCGCCGAAGATGCCCCCGCCGAAGCTGCCGAGCGCAGCCGCGAAATTGGAGATCGCGTTGCCGGTCGCCTGCGACTGCTTCAAATCGTAGTCCGAGAGGTATTTGAAAATGCTCTCCTGCATGCCGGCGAAATTCAGGCCGTTCGTGATCATGCTGTTGCCGGCCGACAGCAACTGCGACGCCATTTGAGCCGCCTGCATCTTGGCCTGCAAATCCACCGAATTCAGATCCTGCGCAAGCGCGCTGTTCTTGGAAGGGTCGCCCGACGTGCCCGACGTCGCGGCATTCTGGATGAATCGCGCCTTGGCGGCCGCGGCCCACTGGTTGATCTGCTCCTGCATGCCCGGCGGCAGCGTGCCGGACGCCAGATAGGACATATACTGATTGCCCTGCGAAAACAGGTTCGCTTCCTCGGGCCCCAGGCTGGCCACGAGGTTCTGCAGGTTCGTGATGTTGGGGTCGACCTTGTTGCCCTGCGACAGGTTGACGGCGAGCCCGACGCCGGCGGCCCCGGCTCCCACCAGGCCGAGAAGCGGGTTGGTGCTTTTGCCGCCGCTCGACCCGCCGCTAAGGAATTTCGACAGGTCGAAACCCCCGCCGCTGCCGGAAGTACCGCCGAACGGCGACATTCCACCGGTAGGCGGGGTGCTGCCGCCCTGATCCGGGAATCCCACCGTGCCGGCGCCGAGCGGCGCTTCGGTGCCCACGATGCCGGCTGGCAGGTTCTCGAACCAGGACATCAGAGCCTCGCAAACACCTGCTGGCGCGTGAACAGGCGACCGATTTTTTCCTTGATAGCGTCGTGCGGGACGTCGCTCAATTCCTCGACGATCATCACCTCGCAGCCGAGGTGCCTGGCCCATACGGCGAAGTCGGCATAGAAGAAAGCCGCCTCGGCGACATGCTCGCTCGCGCGCGCCAGCACGAACCGCTCACACACCATCGGCCGCGGGTCGAGCGGCGAGACCTGCATCATCTGGGCAAGGCCGACCGAGTTTTCGGCGTACAAGAACTTGAATTCGTTGGCGTAAAGCAGGCTCTTTAGCCAGCCGAGCACGTTCCGCTCGGTCAGGTGCGGGAAAGAGGCGGTCAGTCGGGGGATCAGCCACGGACCGTGGCGGTCGATGTCGGGAAGCTCGAACCGGCGTATGGCCGGCGGGGCTTGCAGCACGGGCGTCTGTGCCACGGCGGGAACTCCTAAACCCATAGCCATACTAGCTTACTCCCAGAATTTGACCAGCCTGATAGTGCTCCTGGGCGTGGAGCTGGATCCAGTCGGTCAGCGATTCAGGGGACGAAAAATCGACGCCCGTCAAGTCGCTGCTCTGAATCCCCAGCAAGGCATCCATCTCGAAATGCATCTGCTGGTGGTTCCGCAACCATGCCGCCATGTCGTCGGGGCGGATCGGGTCGAGCGGAAAAGTGCTCAACCGCGCCCCCAGAATGTTGAACGACAGCCGCACGATATCGATGTGGTGAGCCGCGTGGTTGAAGCTCCACAGGCCGAGATTCTGCCCGGTCGGCATCTCGTAAATGACCGCCACGCCCATCAATTCCCCCGGTAACCGACGTTGCTGTCGGTCATCATCGCCATCACCAAGGCGGCATCCTGCGCAGTGGTCTGAATCGTCATGCCGGTCAAGGTGCCGGTCGACGCCACCGCTTGCGCGGGCGTGAACGACCCGACCGTATTCGGGGTCGTGATCGGGTAACTGGTCGACGCCACCTCGCTGTCGATCGCGACCGACAAGCTGTTGGTATTCGCATTGTAATAGTCGATCTGCGCAAAGAAAGCGCCGGCCGACCTTAGAAACATCGGCTCACCCCAGAATTTGGAGCGCACCGCTTTCTGCATGGTGTTGGTCGGGGTGCCGAGCAGCGTGTAGATGGCGAGCCCGTCCGTTCCAAAAGGCGTGATAACCGAGTTGATCTCGCTCGAGCCGATGAAGGTCAGGGCCACGTGCTGCTGTGCCGCGAACCACCGCTGCCCATCCCACATCAGCAATTTGTTGACGGTCTGGCCTGACACCGGGTCGACGATCGGAATCAGGAAAATCGCAACTTTCTTCGAATAGCTCGGCCCGGCTTGCGAGGCCAGCGTGGCGACCGCGGCCGAGAGCTGCAATCCGTTGAAGTTGGCGACCGTCTTGTAAACGCCATCCAACTCGTCGCTGATCTTGGCCATCGCGCCGCCCTGGCTGCGGTAGATGCCCTCGCCATTGGCCATCAGGATATCGCGGCCGAACGTGATCACGGCGGCCGGGTACGACGTGCCCACCTGCGGGTCGGCGTTCTGGTTGGTGTAGGTCGTGGTCGGCGGCGAGCCTGACGTCTGCACGCCCGAGATATAACTCAGCGACGAATCGCCGACCGTGAATAGGAACCCGTTGGTGTTGACGGCCCGGATGTATGCGGCCCGCAAGGTCGAATCGCCCGACGTCTGCGTGCCGCCGCCGTCGGAAGTGGCGAAATCGGAAAACGAGCTGGGGGCCGTGAACTGGTACTTGTTCTGTCGGAACACCCACACCCGGTTGGAGAACACCTCGACAACCGCGCCCTGGACACCGAACGGCATCAGCAAAACGGTCGCCTGCGCGGTCACCGGCGTGTCATTGACGGTCAGGGCGGGCGGCGTGTTCGATCCATAGACGCCGCCGGTCTGCACCAGCACGCTGGTGATCACCCCGGACGCGATCACCGGCTTGAACGTCGCCTGCACCTGCGGGGAACCGCCGCCCGAGGCCGTCACGGTGGTGCTTTGGCTGTATCCGCTTCCGCCGCTGTTGACCGTCACGCTGGTGACCGTGAAAAAGCCCGTGTCGGTGATCGTCACGGTCGGCGAGGGACTCAAGGTCAGGTAGCTGCCCTGGTGGGTGACGGTGACGGACGTGATTACGCCCCCCACCACCCCGATCGAGATGGTGGCGTTGTCGTTGTTGATGACATTGCCGCCGCTGATCGTCGCGACGGTGTTGAACGAATAGCCCGACCCGCCGTTCAGGATGGTGACGTTGCCCAGAACGAAATAGCGGCCGCCGATGGAAACGAAATTGAGCTGCAGCGAGCCTCCGCTCCCACCGAGCTGGTGCGTGAGCACGGCCGTCAAGCTGGCACCGCTTCCGCCGGTCGCGCCTCCCAGGATGTTCACGGTGAGGATGTCGCCAACCGAGTAGCCGGAACCAGGATTGACGATCGTGATGCCGGTCACGAAGCCGCCGCCGATTTGCGCCTGCGCCACCACGCCGGTGCCGGTGCCGCCGGAAACCACCACGGCCGGCACGGTCTGGTAGGAGCTGCCCGGATTGGTGATCGTGACCTGCGGCGACAGCGTGCCGGCGCCGTACAGGTTGGTGCCATCCCACAGCCAGTAACCGTTGACCTGGTCGGACACGATGATGATGTATTGCTGCGCCCATTGGGCGACATCGACGTGCAACGAATCGGGATTCAGAATGGTATTGATCGGAAGTATCTGCTTGATCTCGTTAGTCAGCAAATTCAACTGATGAACCATGCCGTCCGATCGGAAAATTACCAAAATCGGCGTGGTGCCGAGATTGCCGGAAAAGAAACACGTGATCGTGGCGCCGCCGCCAGCCGTGTAGATCGAGCCGCCCGCGTCGTAGAGGGTTCGCAAGTTGTGGGCGTCTACCGGGATAAAACCGTCGATCCAGGCGCACTGTTCATCCGGAATACCGGAGCGCGTGCGCGACGTGTTGATGCCGCCGAACACCTCCATCCGACGGACATCCACGCCCTGCGGAAGGTACGGGTTCTGCTGCGGCTCGGCAGGAGCTTGGGCTTTAATACCGACCATACGGATTCACCCCGCGGCCGATCCGGGCGAAATTCGAATAGGAAAGTGCCTGCTTTTCGTAAAGGTCGAGATAGAACTTGGCGACGTTGTAATTCTGCAATTCCATCATGGCGAAATGCGCCCCGAAATACGGGACCGCATCCCTCCAGGGATTCGGCAGCGCCTCGTAGCTCTGATCGTCGATCAGGTCGGACGGCAGCACGAGGCAATCCCACTCGCTGGCGTATTGCTGCGACGGAAGCGGGTAAGAATAGAAACTGCCGTCGGTTCCCTGCCCGAACTGCGACGTGAAGGTCGGAACATACTGATACTGAAACGGATATTGCCGGATCATCGCCTGGTAAACGCTGAAGGCATACATCGGCAAGGTGTAGCGATAATTATTATAAAGGATCGACACGCTGCGCACATAGTAAACCGCATCGCAGCCTGGAAACATGCTCAAATCGATGCCGGAAAACGGATAAACCTCCTGCCCGGTGTTCAGCGTGTTGATGAACGACAGCACCGGCGTTGCGGTTGCCCCGTGACCGGTCGTGTCAGTGATGGTGACCTGTGGCTGGAAATAGCCGGAACCGCCGTAGGTCGAATCGATTGCCGCGATCACCCCGCCCTGCACGATCGCACTCGCGATTGCCTGCGCGCCCAGCGGATTCGGGAGGCGCCCGCTCGGCAAGTCGGGAGGCGTCACCGTCACGGTCGGGGTCGCCGAGTAGCCACTGCCGCCGTTCGTGATCGTGTAGCCGGTGATCGCCCCGCTGATCGGTGTCAGCACGCGGATCGCCTGTGTCCGCATGGCCACCTCGCGGCGGCCACGGTTGATGTAGCTGATCAGATCCTCGGGGTTGTTGAAAACCTGGTTTTGCTCACGCAGGAAGCGCTGGGTTTGCAGAAGATATTCGTTGAGCATCGATCATGCCCCCATCTTCTGGGTGCCGAGCTTCATGGCCTGCACCGGATCGGCCGCCTCCTGGTACATCCAGCGATTCACCGACGGATTGGCGGCATTGCGGGCGCGCGTCGAGAATTCCTTGTAAAGCTCGAACATGCGCGCGGCGTCTGCCTGGCGGGCGCCGGTCTGCGACGACAAATAGGCGTAGTAGGCGGCGAAAAACGGCACCGCGTCCGTCCACAAATAGGGGATCGCTTCCACAGTATTGTCGTTGACGAGGCCGATCGGGAAACACGTGCAATCGCACGTCAGTGGATAGCTCGCGTCCGGAATCGGGTCGATATAGAAACTGCCGCCTTGACCCTCGGTCGTGCCGGCTTGCGGCGCCCCACCTTGCGCATATTGGCTCCATCGCCGCGGAAAGCCGCTTTGCGGCACCGGGTTATTGAGGTTGAACAGGTAGAACTGCTCCCACGGGGTCGGCGCCAGCATGCGCTGCCCGGATCCCACCACCCACGAAATCTGCCGCACATGCAGGACGCCATCGATGCCGGTGGACGCCGATACGCCGACGTTGATGGAGGAAAAATTATAGGCGCGCTGACCGATGACGGTGTTGATCGTCCCGATCGCCCGGATGCACCTGGATTCGCCGGCGAGCTGGCCGCGCGAGATGTTGATGAAGCGGGTAAGGCTTGGCGTCGAGTAGAGCGCCGTGGTGGCGGCCGGGTTCTGCAGGAGGCCCTGAGTGTCGGACACGTACTGATTCAGCACGGCAAGAACCTCCTGCCGGCTATCTGTAGCGCCTCAGTACCGGCAACGTCCCGAGGACCGTCAATTCCGGCTCGAACACCTGGTAGGCCTGGCTGCCGTCCGGCATGCGGCACAAAACTGGCGTCCCGTTCCGCATCGCCTGCTGCTGGCTACCGACCGCAGCCGCACTATCGGGCAGCGTCAGCGTCTTGGCAACCGTGAGCGGCGACGTGCTGGCGGCCGTCACACCCTTTGCGACATGGTGCGCGGCCGCCCCCGTGATGTTCAGGCTATAAGTTTCCGCCATCAGGGTGCCGGTTGCAGGGTCGCGTAATCGTTCACGCTGCCCATCGTGAGCGCCACCGTGAGGCCGCCCGCGATCGAGCCGGATTGCGCCACCGCCGGGTTCACGACGATCACCGGGTTCGGAGCCGCCAGGAACAGGCCGCCGTCGATGATCGTGCCAACCTGCGGGGCGATCGAGTTGGTACCGGTAACCGTCAGGTTGATCTGTGCCTGCCGCGGCCGCCAGGCGAGCAGGTTCTTGTTGTAGGACGCCGTGATCGTACCGGTACCCGGGTTGCCGCCGGTCGTGGTCAGCAACGCCGCCACGGTGCCGTACGGGCCCGTCGCGCCGCCGGCGACCGAGCCGGCCGTCACGGTCTGCATGACGTTGGCGGTCAGCGAGCCGTTGGTGCCAGCGCCGGCCAGCGTGAGCGTGATGTTGGCCGGGTTGGACAACGCCACGCCCGGGTTCGTGAGCAGCGCACCGGTCAACGATCCCGATTGCGTCAACGTGAACACGACGGTGGCATTGGTGATGCCGGTCACGAGGTTCGGATCCGTCGGATTCGGGAATAGCGTCACCGTCAAGTTGGACGGATATCCGGCACCCTGATTGAGCATCGTGACGCCGTTGACGGTGCCGTTCGCAATCGACGCCCACGCGGTCGCCTGGATGCCGCCGACGCCGTTGGCGTTGTTGGCTGGGCCGGGAGGTGCCGGGATGAACACGATCGGCGCAACGCCGTAGCCGGCGCCGTTGTTCGAGATCGACGCCGTCAGCGCGCCGCCAATGAGTGGAACCCAGGTCGAGGTGCCGCCAGCCACCGTGATGCTCGAGGTGGCTTGCGCGTAACCCGAACCCTGGTTCGTGATCGTCGCCGACACCGGCGTTCCGGTTCGGTTGGCAATGCGCAGGTTGAACCCGTCGCTCTTGACGTACGCGCACGCGCCGTTCCAGGCCGACGCCGGGATCAGGGTCCACGTGCCGTTGACCGGATCGAGGAACTCGAGAACCAGATACGAGCCGAGCCCGATATACCAATTGCCGGCCGGAACCGGCAGCTCGTCGCCCGGCGCCAGGGCGATCGTATTGGTCGGCGTGTCGTACGGAGCGTTCGACAGTTCCGACGGGTACAGGTTCTGCGGGAGCGGCAGACCGAGCCCAGGTCCACTCAGGGGAGCAGGCATGATTCACCTCGTTTCAGAATGCAGCTCCACCGACGTTGTAGGCCCAGAAGCCACTCGACGGTTTTGCAGTGATGAAGTCGTAGCCGACGACCACGACACCTTGCTGGCCGATCTGCCCCAACGGCACCAGCGAGTAGAACCCGCTGAAGTCGAATGCCGCGTCCTCGGACAAGTACAGATTCGAGTACTTGACGTTGACGCCGAACACGTTGCCGGCCGGCAGGAAGTGGTCGAGGAAGATCGGAACGCCGTTGACATTCAGGTTCGGGAACCCGGATCGAACGGCGGTATCCATCGTGTACTGCCCGCCGACATTCACGAATTGCGTCTCGTTTCCGATGAAGTCCTTTTGCAAGGTTGCCCAATCGCCTGGCGCCATGACGATGAAAGTCGGGGCCTCGCCGCCGGCCAGGTCGGTCACCTTGGTGATCAACGTGCCCATCGTGGCGCGCGTAAAGCCGACCGTCGACACGGTTGACTGGAACGTCGCCATGTTGACGTACTGCCCCTTGAACGCAGTGTTCAGCGAGCGCGACACACCGCCGTACGAGGCGAAGTTGGTGCCGTCGTCGAATGCGTTCTGGAATGAATCGGGAAACAGCGAATTGGACGAATTGTTGGTGAACAGCAGCCGCGCCATGTTCTGGCGCGTCACGGCATAGACGTCGTTCATCCTGGCCTTGAGCAAACTGATCTCGCGATCGGTTGCCTGGATGACCGTCTCGCCGAAGGGAAGCGGAACCGGCACCACCCAATAGGCAAGGTTGAACTGGAGATTTTGTATGCCGGGCGTGATCGTCGGCGAGTTGAAGCCGCCACCGTAGCCGGTGAACTGCCCCTGGACCATGCTTTGGCCCTGCGCCGGGATCGTCACCTGGTTCAAGCCGCCGGCCGCGCGCTGCGCATTGCCGGTCAGGTAGAACAGGCTCGGCGAGCCGAAATAAATCTGGACGAACAGCCGCGGAACGAACGCGCGCCGCGTAACGGCGGTCAGTTCATTGTAAAGCGAGCCGGCCGCAGGCGCGACGCCGATACCAGGAAGCGGCATTTGTCAGTCCTCCATCACCGCGACGATTGCCCGCGCACTTCCGCGAGGGCGTCACGCGCCATCTTGTCCACCACAGGCTCATAGTCGGCCTTGGTTTCGAGCAGTTTCTTTAGATCGGCTTCGCCGTCGCTGACGCCCTCAATGAAATTCCAGGCGCCGGCGCCGCGCGGGGCGATCGGCGGAGGCGGCGGATTGTGCCGCTCGAAAATGGCCACGGCGTCGTCGACGTCGAGAATCCCCTTCTCGTCCATCAACTTGCGAACGGCCGCGATCCCCTCGTCGGTCCATCTGGCCTGCCGCAAGCGCGCAATGCCGGCTTCGATACTGTTACTGATTGACGCGATCTTGGCCTTCGCGTCGGCGTCGGCTTCTTTTTTCTCGGCCGCCGTTTTGTAGTCGGAAAATTCCTTGCGCAATGCCTCCAACGGCGCGTTGATTTCGGCCTCGTGGTCGAGCAGCGGCGCCGGCGCGTTCGGGTCGACGGTACGGTGCGCCTGTTCCAGCAACCGGCGCGACTTCGGATTCTTGAGCATCAAGTCGGTCGCGGACTGGAGCTGCTGGAACCGACGGAATTCGGCCTCGTCAACCTCGATCTTGGGCACGCTCGGAAACTCCTGTTACTTGCCGACGCCCGGCGCCGATCCGGCATTCGGAACGTGCGAGAGCGCCAGCGCCCCCGACTTGCCCTGCGCCGGCAGGATCGACTTGCGGCCGCCGATATCGATCTGCTCCATCCCGACGCGGACGATCTGCTCGTCGCTGGTCGGAATCGTCTTGGCCTGATTCTGGAAGATGTTGAGATTGCTCACGTGCTAACTCCTAGTAATGGTGCCCCTTTTTGCGACACGGCAGGTTATCGACGCTCGGCCAATCGTACTTCGGGTAGTTGGCCGCGCGGGTATCCCGGTATTCACCGGGAACCATGTCAACCGTGACGGTCAAGTTCGTGTCACGCTGCTCGCTCGCCGGGGCATCCGATCGCGGCGCCACATCGGTTTGAAACAAGCTGCGTTGTTTGATGTTGGTGAGATGCGACATCAAGCGGCCTGCGGCGTTTGCGCGCCGGCCCCCGGCGACTGCTGTCCCTGTCGAACGGCCTGCAACATCTGGTTCTGCTGCGTATTGCGCATGGCCATCTGCTGAATCTGATCTCTCTCGGATGCCGGCGACGATGATCCGGCCGGCACATGCTTGGAAAGTCTGGTCAAAGCTTGCAACACATCCTTGCCGGGATCGGAACCGGCCCCGAACATCGGGACCAGTTCCTCGAGTTGCTTCAGGACCATTGCCAGCTTCTGGAGACCGGCCGCCTCCATCCCCCGGTTCGGAGTCGGCCCGACTGCTGAAGTCGATCCGAACGGAGGATGCCCCGTTTGGGGCGGCGTACCAGGGACGGAAGCAGGCGATCCCTCGGCCATCGGTTTACTTCCGACGACCCCTACGATGCCGACGAGCCATGAGACTCTCCCTCTGTTGTGCTGAAACATTCAGCCTCCACAGAATGCTCGCAATAACCGAAGGTTGGGGAGACGATACGAGTTAACACCTCTAGGCAGTAGTGAACTTGTGTGAACAACGGCTTGGTGATAAAAGACGATTCCGAGATGGCAAACAGTCACGAATATCTCACGGTCAAGGAAGCCGCCGCGATTGCGCGCATGCACCCCGACTCGCTTTGGCGAATCATCCGCACCGCGCCCCGACGCGCCCCGCCGTTTGGTCGCATCCGGCGAACCATCCGGATCCCGACGGCTAAATTCCACGAGTGGATGGAACGGAGAAAGTAACGATGTTTTCAATTTCTATCGTGTTCGGCCCGAATGCGACCGCGTGGCGGCTCCTGTACAAGGAGGAAGCCAGTTTCGAAAATGCAAAAACAGCGGTTCAGAATCGCGCCGGCGCGCACCTGACTTTGACGGATGATTTCGGGCAAATCGCCAGCATCAACGGCGACGAGATCATCGCCACAATGGCCGAGGACATGGACGCCTCCCGGCTGGCATCCATCGAACTGATGCTGCACCAATTTCGCACACAAAAAGATGCCGAGCGGCGCGCGCAAGCCGAGCCCGGAATGCGAACGGCAACCCCGGTCCTGACACCGATGGGGCTCCCGAACGGCGTACGCCCGTTCTAGCGCTTGCTGCCCAACTGCTTTTTCAGGATCACCTCGCCAACCTCGGGGTGCTCCTGCAGCAGTTTCTGCATGAATTCCTGCTGCTGCTTCTGCTTGTCGCGAAGCGCGATCTTGGCGGCTTCCTTGTTCGGGTACGGCATGTTGTCGAGTACGTATTCACCGTCGACAAAGCCCAATTTCGCGCCGGCGAAAATGATCTGCGTGTTTTCATCAGCGAAGATCGGGCTTGACGAATGACTGTCGATCGTCACCCGACGATCGTTCCCAAGATCGGCGAACGAAAACGCCGTGTCCTCTACCAGCAAGGGCTGATCGGCGTTCAGCCACAATTTATTAGCGTCCTTCGTCTCGAGAATGGACAGCGTCGTGTTGGCGGCGGCCGCACACTGCCGTTCCACCAGCAGTGACCGCTTGCGCAAGGATGGAGAACCCGTCTTGAGCAACGTGTCGGCGTGTGCGCCCGCCCGAACCCCCGGCTCGCCGCGACCCTGCATGATCTCCGGAAAGCCGCCGATGATGTTGATCATCTCGATGATGAATTTGATCATCGGCAGCATCTCGGGCGGAATTTTCGGCGTCAAATCCTCGATCTTGGCATTCTGCCCGAGGTTGGCCCAACCGGCGATCCGGAACTGCGCATACAGTTCGTCGGTCATGCCGCCTTCGCCGATGAACCCGAGAATCTTGTCGACCTGCAGGCCGAACAATCGACGCGCGTCCTCGGCCCACGACGACAGCAACATCTGCGGCTCGATCAGGTCGACCAGCTCGCTACGCCCCCAGAACCAGTTTGTCGTGCGGTTCGGCTGAATCAACGAATAGGGATGCATGCGGTGGACCCCGAGCAGGTTCCGCCGCTGGTGTACCGGCTCGATCAGAATGTCCGGCTCGATCATCTGCAGCGTGACGTAATCGTCGTCGCCCTTGACCCACAATTCGTGAAATTTCACCGTACCGGCCGCCACCACCGGGCCCATGATGGCGTAGTTCGGATCGTTGTTGAGCTGCACGATGCCGCCCGGCAGCGGTCGCGTGGCAGACTGCACGCCGGTTTGAATCTGCGACGTCGACAGCACCTGGTGAAAGAAGCTGTTCGGCGCCGCCGACGCCTCGCCGGATCGCGCGTGTGAAATTATTTTCTCGTAAAGCTTGCCGGCGCTCGGCATGTTGTAAATGCGCGACCACACTTCCGGCATCGTCAACAATTGCGTCTCAACCATTGCCTCCTGGCGGTCGAGCCGGTTCTGGTCCTCGCGATACACGCCGAATTGCCACGGCATGACAAGCGAATCGTGCATCGTCACGTGCTCGTCGCGGCCGGCGCCTTCCGTCTGCGGCCATTGCTTCAGGATCGCGGCACCGTACTTCAACGATTCGTAGACCCCCTGCCCGAACGTCATGTCGGTGTCGTTGCACTCCCACAGGCGAGTGACGTTTTTCGCCACCTCCTTGGCTTGTTTCATCTTTTGCGGCGGCTGGGGATGGTCGAAATCGACCTGGAATTTTAATTCCACCGGGGAAAACAGGTGTGAAGCCGTTCGATCCAGGTGCGAGTTGAGCAAATTAATCAGCGACTTGCGGCCGGTCGAATCGCCCGTTTCGGCAATCACGTTGAGCAGCCGATAATAGGCCGCCCGCATTCCCGTGCTGACCTGACATTGCTCGATCAAGTCGTTCGCAAACGACACCAGACTGCGATGATCGGAGGGGACGGGGATCACGCACGCCGCCTATAGCCTGGTGCCGTCGTCTCGAGCGCGGGAAGGTCAGACGTCGCCGACCCGTGACTGATCTGCGCGTGATGCTCGTGCAGCACGTTGCGCATGCGCGCGCCTGCATTCGGAAACGCCCCAGCCTGCACGTTCGCACCGTACTCGGCGCCGTTCGGCACGCCGAAACCGGTCGGCAGCCCGCGCGCCCGCATCTCATCCATGCGCTGGGTCACGGAGTTGTTGACCGGCACCGCGGCGACTTCGCCCTGATGTCGGCTCGATCTAAGATCGGTGATCTTCAACCCCGACATCTCGGATACCGAGCAGCCGGCTGCCTCGGCCGCCATCTCGGCACGCCGCTCGGACGCTGCCTCGACCTGCCGGAAAACCGAATCGTGCGCCTTGGTGACGCCCGAGAGGTGGAGAAACGGAACAACCACATCCGAGTCGGCCCGCTCCTGGCCCCAGCTGGAGCTGCACTCCGGGCATTTCGACGGCATCGGTTTCTTTGCGTCGTACCGCGTCTTGGCCCGGCAGAAATTGCAAACGATGGAGTAACCCATTGATTTGTTACCTGTATCTCCAACTTTGCCGAACCGCCAGCCGCTGCTGTGCGGCGCGCACAATGCGCTTCTGGCGGAAAAACTGATCCAGCTGACTCTTGCTGAACAACGACGCCTGGTCAACGATGCTCAACCGCTTACGGGCCGACACCTGTTCGCGAGTCATGTTCTGGGTAACCAGCCCCTTCCGGGGCCCGTGCTCCCAGCAGTGGGTGGCGAACGCGCCCGACATGACGCGATCGTCCCGCTTGGAAGCCGGCGGCTGGATGGTGTCGCCCTCACGCGCCATCCACTTCATTTCCTTGACCAGTTCGAGCGACCGCAACCGGATGTTATCGTTCATCACATAGTCGCGGTAACGCTCCAGCATCGTGATCTTGGTGCTGGCCGTCGTCTTGATGTGGAAATTGAAGGTGCCGCCGAGCGCGTCCGGGCGCGTGTAGAGGAACGTCCGCACGTTGCGGAACACGTCCTGCAATCCCCGCTCCTGAATGTCCTTAGCCTGGTACCCGACATCGATCTGGTGCTTCAACGACCGCAACTCATTGAACACCGCCGTGCCGGGCCCGTTCAGCTCCAGCGCATACCAGATTTGCGCGTTGTCAGCGCCGTACCAGCCGAGCAGGCTGGCAATCACCCACGCCAGCTGGTTCGTGGCGATCAGCGCCGAACTGTACTCGGCCACCTGGTCGAGCCCGTCGGCGTACGCGCGGAACACCTCGATCGACGACCGATCATTGTTCTCGCTGACCCCATAGGCCGGGTCGCAGCCGAGCACATAGCGACCGTCCGGATCGGGATCCTCCCAGACCTTAAGCTCGGTATAACGCCAATCCTGCGCCGGATAAACCTTCATCTTGAAGAATTCATTTCCGGCCAGGTACAAATAACCTTGATACTTGTTGGAAACGTACTTACGAGTTACCTCGTTCAAGTGATCGGCCGGGAAAAATGACGCCTGGGCCTGTTGCCAACTATCTTCCTCTATTACCGGCTGCTCCTGCATTCGCAGGTATTCCTTGCCGGTGCGCGAATCTGTCTCCACCTCGTCGACCGCGCGCGCCGTTGGGTCCATCTTGCGCCGGTACCAGGCCCACTGCTCGGACTCGATCGTGACACCGTAGCGCTCGCGCACAAGCGCGATCTTCTCGGCCTCTTTGTCGGACAGCGGCGCCTTGCCGTAGCGCGCAAAGTCGGGATCCTCGCGCTCGATCCGCTGGCTGTCCTTGGCCCAGAACCCGAGAAAGATGCACTTGCAATGCGGATCCTGCTTGGCTTCCTCGTACATGAAGTACCAGTCGTTGTAGCCGCGCGCGGTCGACTCGTAAATGTAAAGGCGATGCGGATGCACGTCGGACAGCGACTGCTCGAACGCCTCGAGCCCTTCCGGATTGTCGTACGAGCAAAGCTCGGACAAATGCGCAAACGACAGGCCGACCGACCGGCCGAGCGTGCCGCTCGACTTGGACCGCTTCACGCCGGCCGACTTGAACAGGATCTGGGAATCGTTCTCCAGCGTCAGGCTGTCACGATTGCCGCGGCCACCGCCGGAAATGCGCGGAAACTTCAGCTTGCCCGGCAAATCCTTGATGATCGTCACCAGCTGGTGACGCGCCTGCTCCTTGTTCGGCGCCGTGTCGAACACCAGCGCGCCCTTGAGGCCTCGGTGCACACCGATATAGAAAACCGACAGCAGTTGAATGATGGTCGTGACGCCGAGCTGCCGGCTTTTCAGGATGTAGATTTTGTGAATGCCGGCTTCCAGGGCATCCAGAATTTCAGTAATAACGTAACGCTGGCCGAAGAAAATGTTCTCGCCAATGCAGATGAACCCGGCATCCTTCGAATTGACATAGGAATTATTAAGGAACTGGTAAAACGCCGTCTCGAACGCGTCCCGTTCCTGCGGGGTCCAACCACTCATGGGGCAAAGCATAGCACAAAATCAGTCTAGTGCTATACTGCCCGGCATGGCTGAAACCGACGATCCCAAAAGCAACGGCTTCGGCCACATGATGGCGATCATCTCGATCGGACTCGCCATCGCGGGCGTGCTGGTAACCATCATGCTGTCGGTCCTGTCCGGCATCGGGGCCAGAATCGACGACGTCCGCAAGACAACCCTTTCGCTCCGCGAGCACGAACAATTCCTGCGAAGCCAGGAAGCCGCCGTAACACACAACCAAACCAAGATTGACGATCTCTTTACCAAGATGTTCGAATTGCAGCGCCAGGTAGACCGCGCCAACTGCAAATAGTTACCGGAATCCCCGCTGCCGTTGAGCCACCTCGTCGAGCTGAGCCAACATCATCTCGACCTTGGCCTTGAGAATCCCCCAGAACTGCGCCGGCTCCTGCCTGGCGTCGAGAATCAACATCTCGATCGGCTCCCCGCCGGTGGCCGGCGGCGCCGCCACGAATGCCCCGCCGAACACTGCGGCGCCGTTCCGCTCCAGGCGGTCGGCCATTTCCCGAAAGCGGTCGGCGACCGCCTTGATGTCAACCGTTTGGCCGTGAATTGATGATTCCATGTTCCAGTTTCTTTTGCTGTTTTTCCTCGCGCAGGATTCGCAAAGCTTCCTGCCTGATCAATTCCGACCAGCGCGATACCGCATAGGCCGGATCGTCCCCCTTGGCCTTGTGCGACGCGCGCCCCATCTCGGCAAGAATCACCGCCATTTTCTTGGCAGCATCGATGATGCCGTGCTGGGTCTGCGTGGTCAACGCCATGTGCCGAACGAAATCGTCGGTGAACGGACCGCCGCTCATAGGTACCTGTGCGGGTAGTTGGGCTTAATCTCGTCGTTGAGCATTCGGCCGACGGACGGCGCGCGGCTCAGCTCGTCGGCCACATCCTCGGGCACTCCCGAGTAGGCTGATTTGCGCCCGGACTTCAACCAGGTGACAATCAGCTCGCCGGTCTCGGCGTCATAACCGACCGACTCCACCATGCTGGAAGCCGGCGTGTCACGTTCCCACGTGATTCCCATCGTTCACACCCCCTGCTCGAATCTAGCGTTCGACATTACCTCGTGAACGATCGGCAACAAAATGTCGTCGCGATCCTCCACGGTTTCGTCGGCAAACAGCAGAAACGGGATCGGCAGAATCATCACCCGCTTGTGGTCATACAGCGGATGCCCGGACGGCACCCGCCACACCAGCATGCGGCGACGATCCTTGTTGTGCGGCCCGAGCGACAGGAATTCCTGTTCGCACTCGTCGCCGACAGCAGTCCGATGCGTTTTCTTGTCAATCGCGATCGTCTTGCGCGGCAGGCGGATGCGCGCCTGACGGTCCGAATGCAAAGTGAAAAACTGGATGTCCTCGTCAATCACGCACGCGCTCCAGACATCGTCATTGTCGAAGGAGGTTTGATTAAATCCTCCAGTTCAGCCGCGCGTTGGCGATGCTTAGCCGCCAACTTGTCGCAATCTTCCGCCAGTTTGTTATAGCGTTCGACCAAAGCAATAACTTCAAAGTGGTTTAAAAGCGCGTTGATTTCGGTTTCCATTGCAAGACTCCTTCGTTCGGCGGCCGGCGCCGCGTACACCATGCCGGGACATGCCGGCGATCCTTGGGAAAACGCCGTACCAGTCGGGCAAACGGGCAGTTGGCGTAATCCCGGCAGAATTTGCACCTTCCGTCTAGCGTTTTAGTCGTGTCACCTTCTCCTGCAGGGCATCGACGATCTCGGCGAAAACCGGTTCCCACTTCATGTCCGACTTCTGCCAGAATATCCGATGCTTCGGGCACCACAACCGATCGCCATCGACGTGACCGATCCGGAAATCATGCGCCAGGTACCCGTACGGGATCCAGCACTCCTTGCCAATCGCCGCGCAAATGTGCCCTAGCGCGGATTCGCACGTGATCACCAGATCCATCTGCCGCAGCAACGCCGTCGTGTCCACCACGTCGTGCATGTAGTTGCCGATGTCGGCAATCACGGCCGCGCACCCCGTGTCACCCAGCTGCCGGCGCGCGTCGTCGATCTGGAACGAATAGAGCTGGATGCCCGGCACCCGGTAAAGCTCCAGAAAATGGTGGATGGGGAACGACCGGTGTTCGTTCATCTCCATCAGCGGGGAACCGCGCCAGGCAATCCCGATGTGGAACTTGCGATCCTGCACGCGCCACGTGCTTGGCACCGAGTAGGCTGGAATCTCGATCTGCCGAGCGTGTCGGAATTCGGCATCCCCCAGCCCGAGGGCGTACGGTAACGACATGAACGTGGACCAGCAGTCGGCCGGCGGCAACCGGGCCGGCAACGGCGCAATGTCGAGATTCTTGATGTCGATGAATGCGTGCTGAAACGCCCGGATCAGCCCGGGTTGCACGCAGGCATGGATGAACTTGGCGCGCTTGGCGGCCTCACGCACGAACCGCGCGTAGCTCAACGTGTCGCCCAGCCCCTGGTCGGACACGAGATAAACGATCTTGCCGGCCTCGCCGGTCCATCGCGGGTAAGGGTACCGCAAATAGGACGTCAGCTTGTACTCGAACCGCGATTCGAAATGCCTGGAACCGTCCTTGAATTGCCGCCCGAACAGAAGCGCGAACGCGTACGCCATCTCGTTGATCGGATCCTTGGGATCGATTTCGTAGGCGGTCCGGGCCGACTTGATCGAATCGTCCAGGCGCCCGGAAACCCCCTGAACGCACGACAGGTTCACCCACGCGTGCGCCAGCTTCGGATCAAGGTCGAGCGACGCCAGGGTCCACTGCAAAGCTTCGTCGGTATAACCCATCCAGTGGAGGCGCCAGCCGATATTGCACAGCACCTTGGCGCGCTCGAGCGGCTCCATCTGACATTCTAGCGCGCGCCGCCAGCAGGCGACCGCGGCCGGAATCTGGCCCATGTCGGAGACGTTGCAGCCACACTGATAAATCGCCTGCCACCAGGTGGAATCCGCGTAGGCGGCGGCGGAAAAATTCTGGTAGGCCTGATTCAAATCGGTCGCATGCTGCCGATTCTTGACGGCTTCCATGCCGGCATTAAAAAGTGCGATTGCGTGCTGGCGGTCGCCCATCAGCGTTCATCCCTCCTGAATGCGCTCAATCCCCATTGCTGCGATCTCTTCTGGAGTGACCGGGGTTGGTTCAAGCCGAAAGCCAGCGCGCTTGAGCGCGGTTCGGCAATCGTCGGCTCTGTTATCGGGAATGTCATACTCGACATCGCGCTCGCCGGCTGTCGGGCCGACCAGTAAAGTTCCAGCTCCGATGGATCGTCCTCCGCGCGCTTCAAAAATTGAACGACACATCTTGTCTAAGGTACTTCCTGGCCCATCATAGAAATAAGCTCTGATCCTCATTTTGTTTCTCCTGTATCCCCATGTACGCGCGCCAGCTTGCGCAGGTACGCAAGGCTATCGGCTGTTGTTAGACACTCGTCGCAGCCCTCGCGATCATCACAGGTGCAATGCTCCTTGCCGATCGATGTGGGCCGGTATTCGTAGAGGAAAAGAGCAAGACGTGCCTCAGCTGCGTTCGTCGGATTTTCGATGTGGCCAAGAAAGGCGTCGATCGCATCGAGCGCCCGACAGAGCGGACAGCGCTCGCTGCTGCTATCGTTGGGACCGATCTGCACATGATCGTCACGGCACATATAAGCGTAGCTGTAGGTCATCCGCTCTCTCCACTCGTTAGCGATCTATTTCTGTCAAGCGATAGGCTTTGACCGCATAAGGTAAAGCCGGACAGCAGACCCATGATAAAGGCAAGGATCGCGATCAGTGATCGTTCTGATGTCATTCTGGTGCTCGTTCCGTAGAGGCGAGCGTGCCTATTTTGTCGACCGCGCGGAGAAGATGCGCTTTTCCTAATCGGTTAGCGAAGTCGATCCCGCTTGTGGCGCTCCATCCGCAGGTACAGGTGACGCGCATACGCTCGCCCCTGACAGGGACTTTGGAGACTAGCCTATGCGGAAGGCTCCAGTCTCCCATTGTGACGTCGGAATCTTGTGTCATCGTTCTCACTCTGCGGTGTTGCAGCAAAATTTACTGTGCATCGCCCCGTCAGCGTCGAACACAATGGTGCTCCGTCATCGCTTCCTCCTTGCCGGCAGCCTTTTGTATTCGCAGCCTAGCTTTTCATGGATGAAAGCGGAATAGATACACCCAATTAGGAAGCCGAATGCTGCCCCTATAACGAATATCTGGATTGCGCTCATCTTTTCCTCTTAGCCTTCTATCCTTTGCAAATAGTGACAAGAAGGCACATAAAAAATATAAAACCTGCGGCCAATTCGAATGTCTGCAACTTGGTCATGGCATGCGCGCAGTCTTATATGGGTTCGGTCCCGAGGCCGCGAGCACCCGCTTGACCTGCGTGATCCCATAGGGCTTGCCGGTGCGCGACACAAATCCCTCGGCCTCCAACACCTTGGCGACGGCGCCGGGCGGGGCCCCCACATAATATTTAGTAAAATTCAACAGCGCCTGCTCGCCTTCGTCTTTCTCGAGTCGCGCGGTCCGCCCCGAGCCGACGATCTTGAACCCGAGCGGCGCACGGCCGCCGGCGTGCCCGCCAGCCGCTTTCTTGGCCCGCTTGCCCTCAATCACCCGATCGCGGATGCGATTGCGCTCCAGCTCGGCGAACGCCGACAGCATGATGAAAAACACCTTGGACATCCCGTCCTTGGTGACCGGCTCGGCCCCCATGTCGGCCAGGATCAAATCGACGCCGCGTTCCTTGAAGTCGATATAAGTCTTGTGCGCGTCGAGCGCGTCGCGGAACATGCGGTCGAGCTTGGCGGCCGCCACCGTGTCGCCGGCCTTGACGGCCTGCAACAGGTCGTGCCCGGACGGACGCATGCCGAGCGGCATCGAACCGCTGACCCCGGCGTCCTCGAATATCTGCACGTTGAAGCCGGACGTCCCGCGGAGCATCGCCAGCCCCTGGATGGCGCGACGCTGGCTCTCGAGCGACGAACCGTCCACCTGCTCGGAAGTGCTGACGCGGGCGTAGCCAAAAAACATGGCAGCCTCCTGTAGTCATCTTGACTACACTAGGCGTCGATCTCCGTCAAGTCCTCCGTTTCCTGGGCAACCTGCTCGGCGATCCACGGGTAGGTGCGGGCAATCCCGTCCACCAGCGAGATTCCCGGCTCCCACCCCAATTCCTTGCGGCAGAGGGTGTTGTCGGACGAGCGCCCCGCAACCCCCACCGGGCCCGGGACGTGCTTGATGGTCAGCCGCTTGCCGGACCGGTCGATGACGGCCTGCGCGAGCTGGTCGATCGTCACCATCTCGGCCGACCCGATGTTGACCGGCTCGCGGCAGCCGGAACGCGTCAGCCGGATGATCCCCTCGATCGTGTCATCCACGTAGGTGAAGGAACGCGTCGCCAGGCCGTCACCCCACACCTCGATCTCGTCGCCATCGCTGGCGCACGCGACCTTCCGGCAAATGGCGGCCGGCGCCTTGGCGCGCGGATCCGTGTAGGTGCCATGCGTCCCGTAGGTATTGTGCAGGCGGCCAATCCGGACATGCAGTTGATAATTGCGCGCATAGGCATCGTAGAGGCGCTCGGCAAAGAGCTTCTCCCACGCATACTCGTTGTCGGGGTGTGCCGGGTAGGCGTCCGATTCGAAGCAGGCCGTAGGAAGCAGTCCCCCCTTCGGCGACATTTTCCAGCGGTACAAAGTTTCCAGCGACGGGTAGACGCATGCCGACGACGCAAAGAACACGCGCGCCTGCCCGCCCCGCCAGTGCAACCACTCGAGGATCGACAGGTTGATACGCAACGAGTCGTGCAGAATTTCCGCGTCGTTGGTGCGATCCATGATGTAGCCGAGCCCGCCCACCTGGGCAGCCAGCTGGTAAACCTCGGTAGCCGGCTGCAATTCCCGCAGGCGCAGGCTGCGCAGGTCGAGATCGTCGAAATAGTCGGGCGGGGTGATCCAGCCGAATTCGGGATCGACCGAAAAGCGCGAGCCGCTCCAGTCGACGGCGTGCACCCAATAACCCTCATCCTTGAGGCGCTTCACCAGGTGGTTCCCGATGAAGCCGGCGGCGCCGAACACCAGGGCGGTTTTGCTCATATGGTTTTCTCCAATTCCCGATAAAGCTGCGGCCACCAGACCACAAGGGCTTCCTGCTGAAAATATACCAGCGGTTCGAACCTATCGAGCCGGTGAATGACGTCGACCACGGCGGGCCACGTGAGATCGTAGTCATCCCAGACGATGATGCCGGCCGAATCCTCGTTAATATATTTGACGAGCTGCCAGGCCTTGTCGGTGTCGCTTTCCACCGTCTCGGTGTCGTGCCCGCCATCGACCAGCACCAGGGACATTTTATGGTGCAGGTCGGAAATGTCGACGGTCCGGGAATCCCCAATGCGAAGGTCGATATCCGGCTGCTTGCCGATGAACAATTCCCCCGGCACGTACCCGCCGTAGGCATTAGACGCGTTGTCGATCGTGTGCACCGTGCCGGCAGTGTTGAGCGCCAGATTATAGGTTGTGCGCCCGCGGAATGTCCCGAATTCGAAAACGTCGCCGTTGAAATAGCGCGCCATCATGCAGAGGAACGTCAGCGATTCCAGGCGGGTGATGCTGCCGAACGTCCAGGCAAGGTGGGTCAGGCGGATTTCCGCCTTGTAAAGCTCGGGCAGCGCCAGGTCGGCACGTTGGTGGACCAGCATGGACGATTCTCAGTGTGGAATGACGCGAATCACGGCGCTACCACCAATACGCCAAGAGTTGCGGCTCTGAACACAACTGATAAATCGGAGCCGGGAACAAAATCGAACAACCACCAAACTAATGTGACGATCGCTCCAAACAGAATCCCGCGCAGTACAACGAACGTTTCGCGTACTAGCCATTCGATGATGGTGGCGCGGGCGGTCATTCGTCAGCGCGGGGTGCCGTCCGGCAACCGGGTAATCGCCACATTGGCCCACATGGCGTTCGAACGGTGGGCGCGAATCACGAACGTCTTGTCCGGCCCGTCGGGCAGTTCCTTTTCCAGGACGTCGCTGTACACCTTGGCGGCGGCGCGCACACGAGCCATCTGTTCGACCTGCTCGTCGGTCGGCTTCAGGTACTCGTAGGTCGAAGAATGCATCGTTGACTCCTTTCAATGGGTGTCGCCAGTGCCACGCACCGGCAGCACGGAATGGTTAAACTCAAAGCGCGAGTGCCAGAGCTGCGACTCGCGCACCTGCATGCCGCGGAAAATCACTCCCGGCGACGACGTGCCGAACGAGACGAGGCGGTGCGAAACGCCGGCCGGCACCACCAGCTCGACGCCCGGCTGGATTTCCTCCCGCATCAGGTCGGCCTCCATCTCGTAACCGGAAGCCCAATCCTTGACCAAGGCCTTGCCGCCCTCCCGGCCGCCGCTGGCCATGATGGAGCAGGGGCCGCTGACCCACGCGCTCATCGAAGCGTCACCCTCGCATTCCCAGGCAAACGGGCCGAACCCTTGCAGCCAACGCAGCCGCCAGTCGCCGCTGTACTGGCCGCCCAGCAAACCGAGCTGATGGGCAAAAACCATCACGGTCCCGTCGTCCGAGCACATCAGCAAATTCGGTCCCGCGTCGAGGTGATCGGACCGGATCAGGGCGGTCCGCTCCACGAACAGGTCGAACGCATCACGGTCGCGGAGAAGCCCAAACGGCTCGGCGGCGATCTTCAGGCCCTGGTCGGCAAGCGGCGGATCCTGCCCGATCATCGCGACCGGCGAGGGCACCAGCGCCAGGCTGGCGAGGCCGAACGCCGCCAGCACGCGGTCGAACTGCCAGTCGGCGGTCAGCATGTGCATGCTGCCGCGGAACGCCCACCACGTGCCGATGTCCTTGCCGGTCAGCTGGGCGAACAGGCGGCGGTTCTCGATCGTGAAACCGGTGCGAAAGTGCTGCAAGACGATCTCGGCCGCCCGGCGGGTGAAGATCACCATGCCGGCCCCGAGGTTGTGCATGACGGCGTAGCCGTCCCGCTGCAGCAGGATGCGATCCTCGTACGCGCGCGCCGAGACGGCGCCGACTTCCAACCCCTCGGACCGGCCGCGCTCGAACAGCGCCATCGTGGGGCCGAACCAGTCGGGGTGCAGGAGAACGTCGTTCTCGACGAGCCCGACATGCGTGTAATTGTCCGAGGCAGCAAGCAGTTGCGACAGGGAAAACACGATCGCCGCGTCGGCGCCGCCGCGGACATTGCTGAGTACAGTGATGTCGCTGGAATTAGGATTCCAGTAAGCGAACGGCAATTCCTGCCCGGCCTGCGTGTCGCTACCGTCCATCCACCACAGGTCAAACTTGTCGGGCTGTAGCAGCGGCTCGATCGACCGCCGCGAAAGCTCGACGCGGTCCTTGGTGGTGAAAGCGATGGCGACCTTGTTCAATGCTTGACTCCCGGGAAAAACGGCAACAGCCGCTTGCTGTCGTAGGCAGCCGCGATCGTCGGCCGCACGTGCTCGCCCACCGTCTTGCCGTCCGGCATCACGATGTGCGCCATGAATTCATCCTCGAACGTAGTTATGCCACTCGCCACGGCCTCCAGCTTCGCCTTGATGACGAGCGCGAGCGCGCGCCAGCTCTGCCGGCATGCCTGCTCCCACAGGGCGTCGATCTGGGCGGGCGACCGCTGGCGATTGTGCTTGGGCGGCCGCTGGAATCGTTCCTCGGTTTTCCGCGGCAGCGGGAGGGTGAAAAACACCCGGCGCCCCTTGGCCTCGAACAGCACCATCGCGCGCCCCGGCTCGTTGAAAAACGCCGTCTGGGTCGCCCCATAGCGAGTAATCAGGCGCTCGATCTCGGCCCGCGACTTCTCGGTGGAAACGTCGGTGTTCTGGGCAAAGCGGTTCACAGCACCTTCTCGATGTCGTCGCACCAGGCAAGCGCCGCCATGATGGCCGGCTTCGGGAACCAGTCGAACTGCAGGAAATTGCCGTAGATCGCCCGCACCTTATCGACGATCGATTCCTCGGGGATCGACAGGTCATCCAGCTCGCGGGCGATCTCGCCCACGTACCGCATGATCCAGCTCTCGGCCGCGATATCAGCCTGCCCGTCGTGCTCGTTACGCTCCTGAAACGCGAACGGTCGCCCGAAATGGACGAAGTGACCGGTCTCGCGCATGACGCGCTGGGTGACGAGCGCCGCCACGATGTCGTCGCCGCGCCCGAGGCCCGGCGGACAGAACATCGCAGGCGTCAGCTGGCGGATGAAAGCGGTGTTCTGTGTGTTGAACACCGTCCAGTCCTGGTGCGTCGGCTTGAGCACGACGCCGGATCGCAGAAGCTCGGTTGGATTGACCACCGTCGGGCGGTTACGGTTACGCGCCGCAAAAATGGAGTGTCGCGCAGTCGCCCACACATCGGCATCCCCCATGATCATGCCCTGCGCCACCCCCACGGGGGCGTCGGTCACGGGGCGAACCGAGAAACAGTTGGGCAACGCCTCGGCCGGAAATCCGCGCTGGATAATCTGCGGCTCGCACAGTGCCCCCGGATTGAACCAGGTAGCCGGCTTTACCGCCAGCCCGTTGAACGGCTGCACCAAAAGATCGTGGAAATTATCAAAATAAAACGGATCCATCGGGTAATTGTCGTCGTCGATCGACACGATGATGTCGGCACCGTACCTGACAGCCTCGAGAAACCCGATGTTGCGCCGCTGAATGCAATTCCAACCGATCAACTCGGAACAGCCATAACCGAGTTTATTTTGTCGTTCGGGATTGTAATAGTTATAGCACAAAGGCGTCTCGTCAGCTGCCATCGGGGTTTTTTCGTCGCCGATCGTAAAAAACGCAACACTGCCGTTATGCGCTCCATAAAGCGGCAACACGCGCGGAACGTTGATGGTCGTCGTGACGAGGGCAATTTTCATCGCTTGTTCCAGGGTTTGAATTTCAACGCCGTCGAAATCGAGGCAGAGAATCGGCTTTCCCATCATCGCCTCGCAACCGGGGTGTGCGGGCCGATCAGGCACCGCGTGACATCGTGGAGCGGGACGCCGTTGCCGGCCATCATGTCGTGGCACCGCCACCACTTGCCATCAGGCGAATCCCAGATGACGCGATCCCACGAGATCAGTTCGCCGTTGGAAACCAGCACCCCCTCGGGCTTCTCCACCACTTCCTCGGCCCGACAATCGTTGTCGTTGCAGCACCACTGATGCGTGATCGGGTCGTGCAGCTCCTTGTGATTGATCCAGTGATCGTGTGCCAGACCGTACGACGCGAGGGCGAACACCCCAACAATCACTTTCGAGTGCATGCCGCATCAATCCTGAAACGGAACCGTCGATTTCGCTTGCTTGAACGCGCGGTATTGCTGCAGCACCTCGACGATCAGCCAGGCGCGCGTGCGCTCCTGCCGCATGGCTTCCTTGTCGATGAAAGCCAGCAGGTCAGGCGGCAACCGGATAGACGTCGGGTAGGAATCGTTGAAGCGCCTCATTTGGCGGGCTCCGCAGCTGGCGGCGGCGCGGGCGGCTCGCCCGGCTTGGGTTCGGCCGGAACCACGGTGCCGGCGGGGGCGGCCTCGATCTTGGCGCGGAAATAGCGGGTGGCGGTCGACAGGTCGATGAACCGTCCCTGCTCGGCGGTCTGCAAGATCCCGTTCTGCCCCAAAAGGGCGGTCTGCTCGTCAGGCGTGAGCGTGATCACCTTGCAGGAGGCGGCGCCGGGCGGGCAGCTCTCGGCGTTCGCGCATTTGTCGAGCGTAAACAACAAAAAAACCACCCCTACGGAAAACGCTATCACTTTCAAAAAGTGCAGGGAGGCGGCGTCGTGAGGATCCATGAAAACTCCGCGGCTCGTGCCCGCCGGTCCGGGCGGACCTTGGGGACAGGGAGGATTGAAGGGCGGACACGAGCCTGGGAGACGTGTAGACTACAGTTGACTACGGTGTCAATACTAAGTTGCAGGCGTTGCCGTGAACGACACCGGCGTGGAGACGGGGGCGGGCGGCGTGAACGACACGGAAACAGGCGGGACCGGGTCGGGAGCCGGGACAGGCTCGGGAGCCGGGACAGGCTCGGGAGCCGGGACAGGCTCGGGAGCCGGGACAGGCTCGGGGACCGGGTCGGGAGCCGCCGGCGCGTCAGGCTCGTTGACGGCCTTGAGGACGTCGTCGATGTGCGGGGCAGCCGCGTCGGCGGGCTTGCCTTCCAGCTCGTTGACGACCGAATTCATTTCCTTGAGGGCGGTGTTGTGGCCGTCGCGATCCCAGGTGCCGGAATTGCCGTACTCGTAGAGCTTGTGAATCTCCGCGCGCAAGCGCGCGAACTTCTGCTTGGACATGGTCGGGACTCCCGGTTGTGACAAGGTAACGCAGGCCGAGGATTACGAGTTCCCGGCCGTGCCGGCAAGCGGATCCTCGGGATTGAAGGGCGACGGGTTGGTCAGGTTGGCGAATTCGGTTGCCAGCGAATCCAGCCGGCGCTGCTCGTCCTCGGTGGCCACGCAGGCGAGCTGCACCAGGGCGGTATATTCCCGAGCGGCCTTGACCAGCAGCTGCCGGCGCACCTCCACCAGCTGAAGCAGCGACTCGCGGCGATTTGAAAGCTCGGTCGAGGCGGTAACGAGCGGCTTGGTGGCATCCGTCAGGTGCTCGGACAGGATGCCCGACAAGCTCGGGGGCTTCAGCACAACGGTGTGCGAAATCGGTGCCGGACGTGGGGGAACCAGCTCGGCGGCAAGCGCGTCCAGGTCGACCGGCGACGGGCGGGCGGTGTCGTTCACCGGTTCGGCTCCCTGATGTCGCGCGCGCAGGCGTAGCGGAAGTCGTTGGTGACGGGGTCGACGGTGATCACCGGCCGGTAATGGGTCGAGCAGGTGAAGTGATGCGGGGGAATCACCACGGTGGAGGTTGCAGGGGGTGGCGTTGGAAGGGGATCGTCGGCGGCCGCCAATTCCAGCAGGCGGAACTGTTCGGCGGGAGCCGGGAAGCGATCGTCGAACGAGAGGGTGGCCGGCTGCCGGCCTGGGTTGGGGGGCCCTGGATCAACCGACAGCCGGCTCTTGTGCCTCGCTTGCGTCGAGGCATCACGCGTCGCGCGGACGAATGCGGCGGACACCGCGCGGCGGCGTTGGGGATGAACGGCGCCAGGACGCGCCTCACGGCGGCCCCATTCCACCCACGTGGGCGTGGAACTCACAGCCCGCCGCTCAACCGGATACCAGCAGCGCTGGTGATGGATGATTCGATAGTGCGTGATCCCAAGGGAGGGGGAAGGCGATTGATAGCAGGTGGCGGCGCGCGCGGGCGTGATGACGGCAAAGAAAGCCAGGGCAAGCAGGACGCGCCGCATGATGGTGGCCTTTTTGCGGCGGCGCCGGGACTGGACAGGGATGGGGGAAACGACTGCCCCGGCGCCGCCTGTGATCACCCGAGGGGGTATCTCGAGCCGGGGAAGTGTAGTTGAAATGACTACCGGGTGTCAAGAGGCGTAGCGGCGGCGCGCTTCCTCCACCAGGACCAGGACTGGTTTGTCGATCGGGTGCAGGTGGATGATGCCATCGCGCTCGGTCGTGCACATGGCTTGGGCGATATCCAACTGTACCGGACGGGCGTGAGTACGAAATTGATGGGCGCGCTGGCCGCGGTACCACAGTTGCGAATCCAGTTCGGCATCGGAGCGCGGCTCGGGCAGCCGCTCGAGATCGCGGTGCAGATTGTTTTCCAGCCAAATGAGGTAACGCACCAGTGCGCGGCGGTGCAGCTCCAGCGAGGAGTCGCCGTCAAGCCAGTACCAGAGAGGGGACGTCAATTGGTTTTTCCTTTGCCGGGCAGGATCTCACATAGGACGACGACCGGGCCGAATTTGCGGGCCCGGATGACGATGGGTTTGGTCGATATGTGGGCGCGTGGGTAGCGCTGCTTGATGGCCTGCATGAGGTAAAACCAGCGCCAGAGCGTGGCGGTCCCGGTGATGGTGCGGCCGCGGCTGCGCAGGGTGATTAAGTAAAAACGATCATTGCCTTTCGGGACTTCCACAAAGCCCGGTGGGATTGAGTCGGATTTTTTGCCGATGAAAACGTTTTGCACTTCAAACCCCAAACGGTTGCGGTCGGGTTCCACTTTTGATGTAGAGCGGGTGTTTCGGGGCTCCAGTTTTTGTGATGCCAAGGCAGAACACGGCCGAGTGATGGTGCCGCAAAAGGTTGAATACCGGAATCGAACGGCGGGCGGCCGTCGGATGGGCCCCCCACGCGCAGATGACGAAATTGCAGCGGGTAATGGCGACTTCGATGCTGCTGTCGTTTTTCGGACCGATCGGATCGGCGGCACGGGTTAATTCAATGGGGTCGGTCGCGCGCAGGGCAAAGAGATTTACGACTTGCAGACTGCCCTGCTCGAAACTTCTAGCCAATCGGACGCACGATCGGATGGTAGCGTCATCAATCATGGCGTCGGCGGTGCTCGGGTTGAGCATGACGAACAGAACGCGTGGCTTGCGGAAATCCCACATGCGGCTAAGCAAATAGCGATAGCGCCCGCAGTCGGAAAGCACGGCACTACGTTCGAGGTATGCATTCACCAGGAGCAATCCCACGAGGCTCGCGATGCGATCTAGAGGGTATCTGGTAGCACGAAAAGGTGGAAGTGACTACAAAATTTTTGGAAAAATTTTTTCTGGGGGCCGGTCAGGTTGGGGTGCCCGAAATCATAAAACGCTGCGGGCCGATGGGGTGCCTAAATACCTCCAGGGAGCCGGGGTCCACGCGTCACGACTGCGGTATGTAGTCGATGACTACGCCACCATAACATGCATAGTCGGTAGTCGAGCAAAAGGGTAATGCTCTACCTCTAGCGCCAGCTGCGGCGCCGCGACAACATGACGCACGATTCGACTGGCTACCGCTCGGCATAAGTGAGAACAAAACACGAACACTGTGAAGTATCAAAGGTGTCGGTGACAATATTGTAAGTCTGTCACGTGCAGTAAATGCTGCAGCTGGCGCTTGGCCAGCAAAACCGTAGTCAATGGTAGCCGGTCCGATCGGAATGGATGCCGCTTGACTCACTTCAGGTGATACGCGAGCTAGGAATATGATGGATGTGAAACACGCGATAATGGATACAACTTGTGCACCCTAACTGTTTTCGTAGACACCCCGTGGCTAATCCGTTTGATGCTGCGATTAGAAGCCTAATTCCAGACCTTTCTAAGCACAAGGTGCAAGCGTTTTTCGGCCGGCCGGTTACGCGGCAAGCATTGCAGCATTGGCGTGCAGGTCGTCGACGTCCTCCGCAATGGGTCATCGACCGTGTCCGCGACGCAATCAACGCGCAAAGCGCCGCGTTGGACACCGTTGCAACGCAGTAGCGCTACCTCCCGTAACACAAAAATCCTCCCAATCGCGTTCTAGCGGCCGCCTGATGGCCGTACGCTCCAGCCTTACCTCGGATCAAAACTTTTATAAAAACTAGCGTAAGCCCATTTCTGGGAAGTTTTTGCATACCGTCGATTTCAAAAACAGCTTGCAAAACGCAATTATAAAGAGTACAAAATTCGACGGTCACTTCAGACCGCAACGGAGGATTCAAATGTCTCACAATATCGACTTCACGAATGGTCGCGCCAATATGGCCTTCCGCGGAGACCGCGATAACATTTGGCATCGCCTTGGCCACCAAAAGCAACCAGGTGAATCAATCGACTCTTGGGCACGCGACGCGGGGCTGGATTGGACCGCTATCATGGTTCCCTCGATTGTCGACTTGCGCGGACCGCAATTCCATCACCTGCCCGAGTCGTCTCGCATGATCGCGGCCGACGGTGACCGCTACATCGTTCGGTCCGATACGGGTGGCGTCCTCGGTCACGTGTCCGACGGCTATCAGCCGGTGCAGCCCCGCGACGTCCTTGACTGGTTTGAGCGTTACATTGCAGTCGACTCGCGTTTCCAGCTGGACGTCGCGGGTTCGCTCAAGGACGGTCGGATCATCTGGGCTACCGCCACCTACAACGAGCAGGACGACTCGTCGGCAATCGGCAAACACACTGCGCGACTCCTGATGACTACCACATTCGATGGCACGGCAAGCACCGTGAACAAGGCCACCATGACGCGCGTCGTTTGCAACAACACGCTGGACGCGGCGCTTGCGGATCCGGACTGCACAATCAAGACGCGGCACAACACGAAATTCGATCACGCGCGCATCGGCCGTGAGTTGTCTCGCATTGCGCACGGGTTCGACAAGTACCGCGAAATGGCCGAAAGCATGGCACGCGTGGAACTGAAAAACGGTGACATCAGCCTGTTTTTCAAAAAGGTTCTGGACATCGACTTCAGCGCCAAAGCGGAGGACATCAGCGCCCGCAAGATGAATCAATTCAAGGCGCTTGGCGACGCGTACAAAGAAACGGTCCGCGAGGGGACGCAGCCCAACACGGCTTGGACGGCGCTTAACGCGGTCACGCGTTGGGTCGACCATGACCGCAGTGTGAAGGGTGGCGCCGACGTCGACGCGGCACGCTTCCACTCGGCACAATTCGGCTCGGGTGCCGGCATCAAGGCCGATGCCGTTGCGGTTCTGCAGCTGCTGTCACAAGACGAGACTCGCAAGGTGTTCTTAGGCGCCGCAGTCGACGAACCCGCTAAGACCATCGGCGCCGATTCGAACGCTGTCGCGCGTTTGTTGTCCTCCGTCAACTAACGGACTGTGACAGCTGCTACCACCGGGCAAGGTTCACGTGTTCCCGGTGGTAGCGACGGTCACAGTGCCGAAAACGGAGGACTCCACGATGACACCACAGTTTATTCTAGCCCGTTCACTTTGTCGCGAACCACACTGCGCGGGTCCGCACAATGTGCCTTTCGCCCAATGGTCCGCTGAACAACACAACGACTACATACATCGCGCACAGTCGGAAATCGAGAATATGGGCTACGCGCCCGGCTATGCCGAGCCCGGCTACAGCGATCCGAAACGCGGGATTCTATTCGCGAATTGGAATTACTTTCCGCGCGATATCGGGAACTTGCTTGAAAAAGCAGGTTTTGAAATCGAATGGTCGGACGAATGGACAACATGCGAGGACTGCGGCAAGGCGCTTCGCACATCCCCCAATTCGTACGACTGGCAACCGTCCTACTTGCACGCGAAAGACAGCTGCGAGTTTTTGTGCCTCGACTGTGCCGAGAACGAAATGGAGGATATCCTCGAAAGTTATGAGAACGACCCACGCGCTGCATTCAATGATCACGTCGACCCCGCGGACTACGGCTATCACAAGCTTGAAGGCGACTTCGAAAGCGGATTCCATCCCGGTCAGAACGACGATCCGAAAAAAATCTACGCCCGCTTGAAAGCGGCCGGTCACGAGCGACTGTTGTTCGTGATTGACCGCGTGCAACAATTCGACGTGTCGTTTTCAATCTGGGAAAAAATCGAGGACGACGAATAAAAGCGGGCCGCACCCTTTTCAGCCCCGGGCACAACCCCGGGGCTTTTTTTATGCCCGGGCTCCCTGGTGCCGCCGCCCCGAGCCTCCCGGGCTCCCTGGTGCCGCCGGCCAGCTGCCGGGCTCCCTGGTGCCGCCCCGAGCCTCCCGGGCTCCCTGGTGCCGCCCCGAGCCTCCCGGGCTCCCTGGTGCCGCCCCGAGCCTCCCGGGCTCCCTGGTGCCGCCCC